ACGGCCACATCGACAGCGGCGGCCAGTTCGCCAAGCGCGCCAAGTTCGATCCCTGCTACGACCTTCCGGCCGGCGCGACGACCGGCCTGGCGGCGACGACTGCCGGGCTCTACGCCTTCGGCAGCGACGAACAGCCAGCCGGCATGCCGGCAGGCGTCACCTACCAGCGTCTGCGACATCCGGACGGTGGCACCGCGCTTACGCGCGTTCTGTCGTGGGACCTCTACGCCGGCAAGCTGTACGTCTCGGCGCTGTTCGCCGACGACAGCAAGCAGCACTTCTACGACGGCGTCCTGGTGCCTGACTGGTACGATGGCAAGGCGCGACTCTCCTTCGACATCACGGACGGCGGCATCAACCCGGCCACCGCATCCTCCGGGTCATTCGAGGTAACGGGCGGTACGGCCAACACTGGCGTCAACGAGATTCAGGACATCACCATCGACGGGGTGTCCATCATCGGTGCGTCAGACATCGACCACACCGGCAACAACGCGACGACGGCCGCGGCGATCGCCAGCGCCATCAACAGCCACACGTCGACGCCGGACTATACGGCCGCGTCGAACGGCCAGCAGGTTCGCATCACGGCGGTCGACACGGGCGTTGGCGTGAATGGCAAGGCGATCGTCGTCACAGCCGCTGGCGACGTGACCACCGGGAACTTCGTTACGATGGCGGGCGGGGCCGTGTTGACGACAGCCGAGATCACTGACTTCAAGATCGACGGCGTGTCTGTCCTGTCGGCGCCGGTCGTGTGGGCGGACAGCCACACCAACACGGCTGCGTTGATTGCCGCTGCCGTCAACGCCAACGTCTCGACCCCGGAATACACAGCGGTGTCGTTTGGTGCGTCCGTCATCATAGCCGCCGACACTATCGGTGTTGCACCCAACGGCCGGTCCGGGGTGGCGACGCTCGCCAACGGATTGGAAATCAGCCCCTCAACCGACCTGGCGCTGTCCGGAGGTACTGACACCACCGACAGTTACCCGCTCGGCTCGTTCGTCAAGACCATCGGCTCGCGCATGATGAGCGTGTCTGGGCCGAACCTGCACTTTTCCGGCATCAAGGCGCCGACCAAGTGGACGACCGACGCCGTCGGCGCCGGCGTCATCGACATGTCGACGCAGACGGCCGGGGCGGAAGACCTGATCGCGCTGGCCGAGTACCAGCAGTGGGTGGCCATCTTCGCCGAGCGCATCGTCCAGATTTGGAAGATCGACAGCGACCCGACGCTCAACGCCAAAGTCCAGGTACTGCGCAACACCGGCACCGCCAGCCCGAAGTCCGTGACGCAGTTCGGCGACAACGACCTGTTCTACCTCGACGAGAGCGGCGTCCGCAGCATCCGGGCGCGCGACGCATCGAACGCCGCCGCCACGACCGACATGGGCAGCCCCGTCGATCCGCTCATCAAAGCCAAGCTGCAGTCCCTGACAGCCACCGAGCGCGAGAAGGTCGTCGGCCTCATCAACCCGACCGACAAGCGGTTTTGGCTGGTGATGAAGGATGAAATCTACGTTTTCACCTTCTACGAAGGCTCCAAGATCAGCGCCTGGTCGGTCTACCGCCCCGCCTACTACCTCAACAACGTCTACACGACGTTCTCGATCGACGACGCCGTCACTTTCAACCGTCGAACCTACGTTCGCAGCGGCGACAAGGTGTTTTGCTACGGCGGGATCGCCACGGGCGAGGCGCAGGACGCCACGCCGGCCGTTGCGCGCCTGCCGTTCCTCGACGGCGGCAGCCCGACCAAGCTGAAGAAGTGGACGGGCTTCGACGCGGCCGTCCGCGGTGTGTGGAAGGCCAGCATCGCGCTGCGCGTCGACAAGGACGGCGTCGAGGTCGAGGAAGAGGTCGCGCGCATCTTCGCCACGACCTACTCCGAGCCCGGCAAGCCGGCGTTCGGCGAATCCACGCATCTCAGCCTGCGCCTCGAGTCCGTCGGCGATGGCGAGGCTGTCATCAGTTCCGTGGCGCTCCACTACGACGGTGAATCCGACGATGCGGGTTGAGTACGCCACCGCCGACGACATCCGCACCGTCGCGCTGGCGATGCGCCAGGCCGACTTCGACGAGTTCATTGCGTTGTCGCACGCCGACACGCGCGAAGCCCTGGCCACGCATCTTGTCGCACGGTTCGCCGGTCGCGCCGACGTGATGGCAGGCTTCGACGCCAGCGACCAGCCTGTTGCGGTGGCCGGTCTAGTCGAGCATCGGCCAAATGTCCTGTCGGCGCTGTTCTTCGCCACCGACGCCTTCGAGTCCGTGGCGCTTGAGGTGACGTACATCGCGCACCGCCTGCTTCGCGACGTGAAGACGACCGGTGTTCACCGCATCGAGGCCGTCTCGCTGGTCGGCCACGACCAGGCGCACCGCTGGATCCGGCATTTTGGGTTGGAAGCGGAAGGCCCGCCGATGCGTGGCTTCGGCAAGAACGGCGAGGCGTACCAGCAGTTCGCCTGGGTGCGATGCACGTCCGACTGATCTTCGAGCGCGATCGTGCCGCCGTCATCGAGCTCGCGCGCCAGATGACCGAGCTGTACCGGCCGGACCTGACGTTCGATCCGGTGCGCGCCGACGCGCTCGTCACGGCCTCCATCAAGCAGGCACACCCGACGATTTTCGTCGCGGACGACGATGGCGACATCGTGGGCGGGCTGGCCGCCTACATCGTCGACTACCCCACCGCCGCTGGCTTTTTCGTCTCACAAGAGCTATTTTATGTCCGTCCCGACAAGCGCGGCACTCGGGCAGCCGCTCTCCTGTTCGCCGAGTTCAATCGGTGGGCCGATCGCTTGGACCCCGAAGAGGTGTTCGCGGGAACCGCCACTGGCCACAGGCCAGAAGTAGCCGCCCGCTGGATGCGCCGTTTCGGCTTTGAGACCCTGGGGGCGCACATGCGCCGGCGGGTCCGCAGGTAGGCTAGATGTTCGGAAAAGGTGGCGACGGTGGCGCAGGGGCGTCGCGCGAAGCCGAGATGCGGCGCCAGACGTTCATCCGCGACGGCTCGAACGCCATCAACCAGATGTTCGACACGCAGTTCAACGACGACTTCTACAAGGGCCGCAGCAAGGCGTACCTCGACTACGCGAAGCCGCAGGTCGATGATCAGTACGCCGACGCGCGCAAGCAGCTGACCTTCGCGCTCGACCGCACCGGAATGCTCGACAGCACCGGGCGGACGCAGAAGGAAGCCGAGCTGACGAAGCAGTACGACAACGCCAACCGCAACGTCAGCGACAAGGCTCTGGACTACGAGAACACGGCGCGCAGCAACGTCGAAGGATCGCGCGCCAACCTCATCTCCATGCTGTCGGCCACCGGCGATCAGCAGGGCGCCATCAACGCCGCTACCGGCCGCGCCGCCGCGCTCACGGCGCCCGACGCCTTCGACGGTATCGGCCAACTGTTCGGCAACTTCACCAGCGCCTTGAACACGCAGGCCGGACTGGAAAAGAACGCCGCCCTGTCCAACGGCACCATTAGCCCCCGCTACAACACCGGCCTGTTCACGAACGGCACCGGCTCTGTGAAGGTCTACTAGCATGTGCGATCCAATCACCGCCGCCGGCGCCGCGATGTCCGTCGGCAGCATGGTCGCCAACCAGGCCGCGTCCGACCAGGTGTCCGGCGCGCGCAGCGGCGTGATGAGCGCCGAGTTGGCCCGTCAGTTCGGCTATGACTCCGAGGTCAACGGCATCAACAATGGTGCGCGCGATCGCTACGCCAACACCGGCGCCGACATGGACACCCGCAAGAAGCAAGTGGCCGATTTCTACGGCGAGAACAACGGCGGCCTGCCGACGGCTGGCCCGACCGCCGGCAGCATGCCTGCGTCGGACTCCGGTATCATCGTGCAGGAAGGCAAGCGCCAGGGCGAGAAGACGGCGGCCTTCAACACCCAGCAGAACGACGCCTCGGCCAACCTGCGGTCCTTCGGCGACGTCCTCGCCACCAAGAACCTCGGCACGGCGCGCGACGCGGGTCAGCTCGGCATCGTCAACGGCTTCAAGGCCGGCTCGACGGGTGTCCTGCCGCTCGAGCTGCAAAGCGCCAATTCGGCCGGCAATGACCTCAAGATGCTGGGCGACGTGCTCGGTGGCGCCGGCCAGGCGGCCACCTTCGCGGGCCTGTCCGGCTTCGATCCGTTCAAGTCGACCACGATTGCAGGGACATCCCCTGCTGCCAAGGCTGCGCCGCAGGGCGCCCGCGCTGTCGGCGACGCCGGCCGCAGCGGCATCTTCAGCATGTTCCGGTAGGAGCCACAGATGGCAGATCCCTACGCTCCCGTCCGCGTCCGCGGCTTCGGAGACCCCGGCCTCAACCAGGGCTTCGGCAACCTCGCCAAGATGTTCGCGCCGCCCTCGATTCAGGACCAGTACGCATCGTCCAAGGCCGCAGAGGTCCGGCAGAAGATGGGCGGCATCGCCGAGCTGTACCGGCTGGCCGCCGACCCGAACGCGCAGCCGGGCGACCTCGACCGTTGGGGCGCCGTGACGAACACCTGGAGCCCGACGTCTGGTTTCGTTGCGCGCGACATGCACGACGCCACGACCCGTCGTGGCCAGGACGTCAAGGATGCCACCGACCGCTACGGCATCGGCGTTGCCTCGTCGGACCGCCGCTACGCCGTGAATGTCGGCTCGGCCGACACGCGCCGCGGACAGGACCTGGACGACACCACCAAGCGGCGCGGGCAGGACATCAACGCCAACACGCAGGTCACGACGACCCTGCTCTCGCCGGTGGCCAAGGACTCCACGCGCTTCGTGCCGCCGGACATCGCAACCCTGTACAAGCTGCCGCCGCTGCAGAGTGGCGTCGTGGCGGCTGCTCCCGGCGAGAAGAACTACATGCCGGACGGCCGCGTCCTCGAGGGCGGCGTCAAGCCGCTCACCGAGACCGAAGAGAAGGCGAAGATCATCGCCCAGCTGTCGCCCGAGGAACGGCGCGCGATCGGTTTCGGCACCACGCCGGTCGAGGTCACGCGCGACCCCACCACGGGCAAGCCGACGCCGATGACCCGGCCGCAGATGCTCGACACCGGCGCCGTGCCGGTGCCGGACAAGAGCGCCCAGGTGTTCAACTATCGCACGCCGACCGGCGCGGCCGGCACCGCTGTCTTCGATCCAACGGCGAACGGCCTCGTCGACAGCCAGACGCGCCAGCCGTTGCCGCAGGGCGCGCAGGTGCAGGCTCCGTCCGGTGTCCAGAACAAGGAAGGGCTCGGCCCGACCACGGCCAACCAGACGACCGCCAACAACAAGGCGGCTGGTCTCGACGTCATGGAAAGGACGCTAGAAGCCTACAAGACACTGATCGCCAACAACCCCGGCATCGTCGGTGTTCCCGGCGCCCTCCGCGGCACGGCGCAGAATGCCGTCTCCGTGCTGCAGGAGTTCGGGCAGGCGTTCGGCAACATCGCACCGGAGGCCCGTGTCACTGCCGATCAAGCGGCGGCGCTCGCCCAGCACATCGGCGCCGGCTCGCGCGACCCCGCCATTGCGCAGGCGCGCGTCATGCAGGCCGACCTGGCCTACAAGTGGGCGCAGATGCAGAACCCGACCGGCGAAGTTTCGCGTCAGGCTTTCGAACGTGCGCTCGAGGTCATCACCGGCGGCACACTGGCCAACAACAAGTCGGCGCTGGAAGCGATCGAAGCCATGCAGCAGGCCGTGGCGCGAGAGCGGCAGGGCGTGGCGTCGCTGCGCAATCCGGGCGGATCGGCGCCGCGTCCGGGCATCGGGCCGCGCGTCCTCAACCTGCCGGATGGCCGCGGCACCGTCACCATTACGCCGGTGGAGTAGCCAGTGGCCGATTACATCGTCGAAGGTCCGGACGGGAAAAAGTATCGCGTCACCGCTGACACGCCCGAGGCCGTCGATGCGGCGGTACAGGAGCTTTACGGCAGCGGCGCCGCGCCCGCACCCACCGGCGGCGCAATGGCGCCTCCCGGCGCCGCCGCAGCGGCCTCCGTCGGGCCGGCACCGCCGCCTCCGACGCTGGTCGAACGCATCATGTCCGGTGCCAAGACGGCTCTGGGCATCGCCGACCAGGGCGTGCGCGGCGCGGCCGAAGGCATGGCCAACATCGTCGGCCTGCCGGGCGACATCGGAAAGGCGACGGGCCGCGGCATGGGGCCTGTGGCGATGGTGGGTGGCATCCCGTTCCCGACCTCCGACGCCATCAAGGCCATCCCGAACAAGCTCAACGACTGGACGGCAGGGCTGCTGGGCGTCGAGGCGCCGCGCCAGAAGCCGGAAGGGCTCGGCGAGCGCATCGCGCATCGCGTCGGCGAGGAAGTCGGTGCGATGGCGGTCCCGGCCGGCGGCGCCGTGCGCGCGGGTGCGTCGCTCGGCCCTGCAGCCGCACGGGCTGCTATCCCTGAAGGCACCGGGACCAACGTCATCGGTCGCATCGCCGACTTCTTCAAGCAGGCTCCCGCCAAGATGGTCGAGTCGGCTGCCGTCAACCCCGCCAACTTCGTCGGCAAGGAAGTTGCGGCCGCAACCGCTGCCGGCACTGGCGCCGGGCTGGTGAACGAAGTGACCGGCAAGTCAGCCGCAGAGGCGCGCGGCGAGAAGCCGACGGGCCTGCAGCAGGCGGGCGATGTCGCAGGCGCTGTAACGGGCGTCGGCACGGCTGCGCTCGGCAAGAAGGTGGTGGACGTCGGCGGACACGTTGTCGGCGCCATGACCGGCAACACCGGCACGACGAACAAGGTCGTCCGTGACGTAGCGACGGACGAGATCGCGCGCTTCGCCAACGTGGCGCCCGGCAAGGACGGCGTCATCGACACCGATCCGCTCGTCGCGCAGATCATGAATGGCCGCAAGGTCGACGAGACCATCCCGCGCTTCCAGGAGAGCACGGCCGACCGGACCAAGAACCCCGGCCTGGCTGCCGCCGAATACAGCCGCCAGAGCGGCCCCAACAGCGGCCAGTACGCCGCGCGCCGCGACGCCAACACGGCGGCCATCGACGACGCCATGAAGACGTCCGAGCCGCAGGCGACGCCCGGTGCGCTGTCGAGCGAGCTCGAAATCGAGCGTCAGCGCCGCCTGACGGACGCCGGCGTCAACACGGCCAACGCCACGGACGAGGCCAACAACCTCACCCGCACCCTGACGCCGGGCGGCACGCCGGCGGGCCGCGGCAGCACGGTCCGGAACGAGCTGGAGACGGCGCGCGACACGACCCGGCAGGCCACGGCCGACGCCTACGAGCGCGCCGGCATCAACGACAACCCGTTGGCGCCGACGACGCTAGCGGAAGGGCTTGACCGTGTCACCGCCAGCCTGCCGCGCGCCGATCGTGTCGACACGCCGCAGGGCCTCATCGACCAGATTGCACAAATCCCGGCGGGCGAGGCCATCACCATCCGTGAGGCGTCGGCGCTCAAGACGCGCCTTCTGGGCCTGCAGGAGAAGGCTGCCGCCGAGCCGGGCGGACGCAACACGGTGCGCGTGCTGGGTCAGTACATCGACGCCGTCGAGGAAGTCATCCAGGGCGGCATCACCGCCGAGCAGCGGGCGGCTCTGGGCGAGGCGCGCGGATTGCGCCGCGCCGAGGGCACCGCCTTTGAGCGCAAGGGCGATCCGGTGGCCGATATTCTGTCCGTGCGACCGGGCGGCACGCCCCGCATGCGCGACGAGAACGTGGCCAACCTGTCCGTCCGCACCGACGCGCTCGATCGCATCCTGCAGCAAGCCGACACGCCGGCGACGCGCGCCGCCATTCGCGACCAGCTGCTGTCGAACGCCGACACGGCGACGGCCGAGGGCATCCAGCGGTTCACGCAGGAATACAGCCAGCAGCTTCAGCGGTTCCCCGGCATGGCCGACGAGCTCGGTCGCGCCCAGACGGCTCGAGGCGCACAGGCGACCGCACAGGCCACCGAAACCGAACTCATGCGTGAGATCGGGCCGCAGGGCCGCGGTGTCGTGGCCCGCTACCTCCAGTACGGCGACGAGAACGCCAGCAAGGCCATGCGCGGCGTGATCGCCAGCAAGGACCCGGCGCGCGCCGCCGACGAGCTGTTGCGCTTCGTCAACGACGACCCGAAGGCCGTCGAAGGCGCCCGCAAGGTGTTCTGGGATATCATGCAGGAGAAGACGCGCAGCGGTGGGAGCACCACGAAGACCATCTCGGGCAGCCAACCCTACCTGCCGGGCGCGCTGCGCCGGTTCGTGGACGACCCTGCCGTGGCGGCTGTCGCCGAACGCCTGTACCGGGACAACCCGGAGCATTGGCAGAACGTCAAGAAGATCACTGAGGCGATGCAAGGTGTCGACGTCCGCAACTCGGCCAAGGCGCCCAACACGTCCGGCACGCCCCAGGGCATGCAGCCCGGCTACCTGCCGAGCGGCGAGACCTTGGCGTCGCGCATCTTCGCCGTCGAGCGCGGCGTCGTCAGCCCGGCCTTCGCGGCCATCAACATCGCAGGCATCATCGCGCGCAAGGCCGTGAAGCAGGCCCACACCGCGGCCGTCGACAAGGCGATCGACAAGGCCCTGCTGGATCCGGAATGGGCGGCGCTGCTGCTGAAGGAGAACAACCCGGCGAACCGGGCGGCCCTGGCGCGCAGCGCGAAGGGCTGGCTGGGCAACGAGACGTCGACGCTGATCGACATGCTGGGGCCGGAAGACAAGGACCGCGAGACGAAGAAGGCGGTGATGAAGCCCTAGAGCGACCCCGGCGGGCAGCTGCTCTCCATCTCGGCAATCGTCGCCACGTCGCCGGCGCCGCGCACCGCCCGAATCGTCACGCCGCACGAACCGCCCCAACCGCCGGGCTTCCTGAAGAGGTAGGTCCGGCGGCCGTCGTCGGTGTCGTAGACGGTCTCGGGCATGATGCTGAAGGTCTCGGAGAACGTCTGCACCGGCTGGCCGATCCAGCCCGCCAGCTGGCGCTGCTTCCCAGCCACGGTCGTCTCACAACCGGCCAACGCAACGAGCATCAGGATGAGGATGGCGCGCATGGAGTGCAGTTTACCGCATCGCCCGCCTCGCCGCACCCCGGCAGTTTGCGCCCCGTTTTGCGCCCCACTCTCTGTATGTCAGACGCCGCTTGCGTCTTGCCAGACGCGCAAGACACCTTTAACTACGGCGTTTCAGGCACTTAGCCTCTGCGCTTGACTGCGTTGTCTGAGCGTGTTCTGTATACAGCACATGGCCGACTGTCTGATGCAGTCCAGACAACGTTTTAGCGATTTTTGCGGCATCGGTTGAGGGTGGTGTCGGACGCTGTAGGTCGCGTCAGACACTACTGGCCGGTCTTTTGCGCCCGACTACAGCGCAACGCCGCCGCTTATCGTATCCACCGCCTCGCGCAGGTCCTCGGGGCAGTGCTTCGCATAGACGCGCTCCGTCATCGCGATCGTGTTGGCCAGGATCTTCGCCACCAGCCACAGCGGCACCCGCCGCCGCGCCATGTGCGTTGCCGCGGTGTGGCGCAGGACGTGGGGCGTGACACCGGCCACGCCAGCGCGCGCCGCAATCCGGTCGATCGACTGCGAGAGGTCCGTCGGGGTGTCGAGCACCAGGTCGCTCGTGCGCTCGCGGTAGGCGCGCTCGAGGACCGGCCGCAGGACCTTGGAGATGGGCACCACGGCGCGGCGCTTCTTCGTGGCCGCCCGGCCCGGTTCGTTGTAGTCGATGACGCCCGTCTCGAAGTCCACCCTCGACCAGGGCAGCGTATAGATGGCCGTCTTGCGCGAGGCAGTCTCCAGCGCCAGCCACAGGAACCGCTCGGCGCGCGACAGGCGCTCGCCCTGGCGCATCTCGGCCGCAGCGGCCATGAGCTTCTGAATCTCGTCGGTTGTCAGCCAGCGGTCGCGCGGCGCGCTCGCCGGCGGCATCTCGATATGCGGGATTTCATCGCGACTGATGAGCGGCGGCTGGCGCTTCTTGTGGGCGCACCAGTTGAGGCAGGCGATGAGCAGACTGAGCTCCAACCGCACCGTCCCGCCGTTCGCCGGCTCGCCGATGGCACCGCTGGCGCGCTTCGTCGTGTAGGCTATGACGGTGTCGGGCCTGATTTCAGACAGACGGAGCGCGCCAAAATGGGGCTTGATGTTCTTCCATGCGCTATCGTGTCGCGCGCCGCCGTCGGCCACCCGCACCTGGATGTGCTGCTTGTCGTAGACGGACCAGAGGTCGGCCACCGTGAAGTTCTCGCCGGGCGCCGGGCTGCTGCGCTCGAGCTTCAGCCACTCCGAGAAGTAAGCCGTCGCCGCAGCCAAGTCTGTCGTGCGCGTGCTCTGGCGTCGGCTTCGGCCGCGCTGGCCGCGGGGGCCGGGTTCTGTCCACCGGATGAAGTAGATGCCGGTTGCGCGGTCTCTGTCGAGCTTCGGGGGTGACGGCATTTGAGGGCCTGCAGGTCGGAGAGTTCGATGGTCGGCGGACGACCGGGATAGTAGGGCAGCTGGCCGGACAGACGAAGCCGTTTGATCTTGGCCTCGGGCCACCCCATCAACTCAGCGGCGGCCTTTTGGGTGAGCGTTATCGGCATTGGCGGCCATGTCTTCCTCGAGCAGCGTCGCGATGCGGGTCGCGGTGCTCAACTTAACCAGTCGGTTAACTGACACCCAGGCGACGCCGGGCGCGCTCTCGATCGCCTTCATGACGAAGCTGGGGTGCTCATCGGCGGCGATAGCGTTCTGCGCGATGTTCGGCAGAAGTGTTTCAGGCTCCATGCCAAGCGCCGCCGCAATAGCGTTGAGCTTCGCGGGGCCGGGAAACGACAGGCCGTTGACGTAGCGCGATATGTCATCGCGCGAGACAGGTTTGCCGCCGGACAACATCTTGGTCGCCTCGCGGGCCAGCTCCGACTGGCTCCAGTTCTTCGCCTGCCGGGCGCGGTCCAGCCGCGCGGCGAATTGCTGTTTATCCAGGTAATTGGGCTTGAGCTGATCCGGCACCTGGTCACTTCCGATGCTATCGCCGATGTAGTTTCGATACTTCCTAGCCACCGTTATCTCCCTGAGCAATCCGCAGAATGTATGTCCGTTGTAGTCAGCCGTATGTCTGTCGTCAACAATTATTCAAGACGCTGTTGACATGCGACAGACATCAGACATACAACACCCGAAGCGCAAAGACTCGGAGACGCGGGTGGCTGTTACCTTCAATACCAAAAAGTTCCTTCGGGACCATTTCCACAACCCGCCTGGTCTTGCAGCCTTTGTGACGTCGTATGGCGTCGACGGGGTGTCGACTCCAACTGTCGAGAAGTGGTTTCAGCGCGGACGTGTACCGAGCGAGTGGCTGCCCCTTATTCTAGCTCTGATTGAATTGGATCGCGGCCAGCCCGTTTGCATGACGGCCTATCTGGGGGGATGCGCACAGTGATGAAAACAGATTTGGAAAATTATACATTTGCGTATTGGAGATTCAGTTCGTGCTTGAGCCGCGAGCGGCGTCGGGCGGTCGATCCGGCATCTGTCGTACCGGCACAACAGACAGACGACGCAGCCGAGTGCATCGATGAATTGAATATCATCGCCAGGCACAGCGACTCGGCCCGGCTGCGGTTCGCCGCCGTCAACGCCATTGCGCCCGCCCCGGCCCTGGCGCCCGATCAGGAACAGGCATGCGAATCGTCGGCGTAGACCCCGGCGCCCACGGCGGCGTCGCGCTGCTGGTCGGTGGCCAGCTCGAGCGCGCCGTCGACATGCCGGCGATCGAGGTCCGGCGCGGCAAGACTGACAAGGCCGAGGTCGACGGCTACGCCTTGGCGGCGTTGCTGCGCGAAATGCAGCCCGCCGTCGTGGTCGTCGAGCAGGTCGGCGGCATCCAGGGCCAGTCGGCCAGTGCAGCCTTCAACTTCGGCCGAGCGGCTGGCGCTCCCGAGTACATCGCAAAGGCGCTGGGCATCCGCGTCGAGCACGTCACGCCGATGCGCTGGAAGAAGGCGCTGGGCTTGAACGCCGGCAAGGATGGCAGCCGCGCAATGGCGATGCGGCTGTGGCCGTCGCTGGCCGCGCTGTTCTCGCGCAAGAAGGACAACGACAGGGCCGAGGCCGCCCTGCTGGCTCACTGGTTTCAACTGCAGCAACCGCAACATGGAGGCGGCGATGTCTTTGCCTGAAGGTGTGACTGTCGAAGAGGGCCGGTACTACCGGCGTCGGGATGGGGTGGTGGTAGGGCCGATGTCCGTGAGCGACAGTGCGTCGTTCCCGTGGCGAGCTCCGAACAGCGAGACGTACATGAGCGACGGCCGCTGGTGCGAGACGTGGGCCGATGAATGGGACCTCGTAGCGCCTGAGCCGGACCCGCGCCAGTTCACGCTGAAGCTGCACAGCGCCCCTACCGCCGGCATCGGCGACATCAACAGCGACACCAAGGGTAGCGGCGCGCGCTTCAACGCCGGCAAAATGCGCGTCGACCTGATTCCCTTCGAAGTCATCTCGACCTACGAAGACATGCAGTTCGAGGGCGAGTTGACGCCCGAGCTGGACGAGGCGCTGGCGGTTCTGCGGTCGCTGGGTGCGTGGCAGGCACGTCGCTGCGGCGCTTCGGCCGTGCTGGAACGCATGGACGATCCGTGGTCCAGCTGCGCAGCCGTCTTCGACTACGGCGCGAAGAAGTACGCCGCCTGGAATTGGGCCAAGGGTATGCCGTGGTCCGTTCCCGCCGCCTGCGCCGTCCGTCACCTGCTGGCCATCCTGCGCGGCGAGGCCAACGACCCGGAGAGCGGCCTGCCGCATATCGGGCACGTCGCCTGCAACCTGGTGATGCTGGCGCAGTACGAGAACACCTACCGCGAGGGTGACGATCGACCGTCACAGTTGTTCGCGCTGGCTCAAGCCGCTTGACCGTTGTCTTGTGTGTCTGATATTGAGACATACAGCGTAATACAGGACGCCATGCCGACCCCTCTCCCCACTCAAATCACAGGAGCGCAGTTTCTGGCAAGCCGCCGGGCTGCGCTCCTTGCGGACGCTCCGCGAGTGGGGAAGACGGGCGCATCCATCCGCGCCGCCGACTATGTGATGGCGCGGACCATCCTCGTCATCACAACGGCCACCGGCCGCGCGCAGTGGGGCTACGAGCTGGGCCAGTGGGGCCTGCCGCGCTCCATCCACGTTCACTACGGCGCCAAGACGCCGCTGCCCGAAGCCGACGCTGTCGTGGTCGGCTGGCATGAGTTCTTCCAGGAACCGCTTTTCAGCGCCCTCACCGCCCGTCGCTGGGACGTTCTGATCCCCGACGAGGCCCACTACGCCTGCAACGTGATGAACGGCAGTGCGCCGACGCGCCGCACGATCGGCCTATACGGCAAGGGCGGCCTCGCAAGCGTGTCGGGCTATGTCTGGCCGCTGACGGGCACGCCGATGCCGAACGGCGCTCCCGACGACCTTTACCCCATGCTGCGCGGGCTGGCGCCGAGCCGCCTCACCCCCTACGCCGCGCATGACGATTTCATCAACCGCTTCTGCGTCGTGAAGACCAAGCGGTATCAGGGCCGGCTGGAGAACGTCGTGGTCGGCGGCCAGAACCTCGACGACCTCAACCAGCGGCTCGACGGCTTCTTCCTGCGCCGGACGCAGCAGGACGTCGGGATCCTGCCGCCGCGCTACGACATGTTCGCGCTCGACGTCGACAAACTGCCGGCTGAATTGGCCAACTGTCCGGAAGCCGAAGCCATCCTCGACGCCGCGCGCAGCGACGACACGCGCTCGCTCGAGATGCACATGGGTCCGCTGCGCCGCATCACCGGGACCATCAAGGCTCACGCCGTCATCGAGGCTGCGCGCGAGCAGCTGAAGGACCGGCGCATTCGCAAGCTGGTCCTGATGGCCTGGCACACCGACGTCATCGACGCGCTGTGGAAGGGTTTCGCCGAGTTCGGCGTGTGCGGCATCGACGGCCGCACCGACCCGCTGCTGCGCCGCCCGATGGCGGCCAAGTTTCAGGAAGACGCCCTCTACCGCGTGTTCGTCGGCCAGATTCAGGCCGCCGGCGAGGCGATCGACCTCTCGGAAGCCGACGAGCTGTGGTTCGTCGAATACAGCTTCCTCCCCAAGGATATGGCGCAGGCGTCCCTGCGCATCACGAACCACTCGCGGAAGGCCCAAGGGCTCGTTCGCGTGTGCGCGCTGCCGGGCTCCTTCGACGAGGTCCTGGTGTCGATCCTCCTCCCCAAAGTCGCAACCATTCGCAAAGTCATGGAGCATTGAAGATGCCTGTCACAATCACGATCAACGGCGAGAACGCCGCACACTCCCTCGACGAGCTTCGCGGCCTGTCCGTCGGCCTGCTTGGCGCCACCAGCTTCACCCCGGCGGCGGGCGTGCAGATGGGCCAGGGCGTCGCGATCGGCAATGGCGGCCCGGTGCCGGCGGTCGATCCGCACCCGGCCGCCGAGACCACGACGCAGAAGTCCGGCCGCGGTCGCCCGAAGAAGGCCGAGCAGCCGGCCGAGCCGGTAGCCGAGGTGAAGACCACCGAGCCCGAGCAGAAGGCGGACCCCGAGGCGCAGCGGGTCAATGAGATTATCGAGAAGGTGAAGGCCGAGCAGGCTACACTGACGCTCGACGACCTGCGCAAGGCCGCCAAGCCCTACATCGACAAGTTCACGATGGCTGCCGCGCAGGTCGACCTGCAGGACTGCCTCGAGGACGCCGTCGGCAACGGCCGCCGCGCCATCAGCCAGCTCGCCGACGCCGACCAGGAGACGCTGAAGAAGGCGGTCGATGCGTTCTACGCCGCCAGCGAGGCCAAGGAGCGCTACGTCCGCAAGACCTCGTTCATGGGCTGATACGATGGCCCAGCGCAACACCCCGGAGCGGCGAGACATGCTCGCCGCTCGCGCCGAGGCCCGCGAAGCGCGCGTGCCGCGGTTTACGCCTGTCCCCTCTCAGCGGCGGTTGTCGACGCGGGGCCAGCCTGGCCAGTCGTGGCGAACGAAGCGGTGGACGCTGGCGCGAAAGAAGCAGCGCGGCGAGGACTTGAGCGAGGCGGCGCTGCCGAAGCAACCCAAGCGGTCGCTGCTGTCGCGCATGTTCGGTCGGCGGTTCGGCTGATGGCTAAGTTCCGCAAGAAGCCGGTCGTCGTTGAGGCGATCCGCTGGGATGGTTCTGCGGAGGCGCGGTCGACGCTGCACCTGCTTTCACCTTTGGTGACGTTTACAATATACAAAAGCGGCGCCATCGAAATTTCTACGCTCGAAGGCCGCATGCGCGCCAACCGCGGCGACTGGATCATCAAGGGCGTCGCGGGCGAGTTCTACCCCTGCAAGCCTGACATCTTCGCTGCAACCTATGAGGCCGTCGATGGCTGACGAACAGCGCGCCCACGCCACTTGGTCGGCCTCGTCCACGTCCCGTAATTGGGCGTGCGCAGGCGCTCTCGCTCTCGGCGAACAGGTACGCCACCTGGACATCGAGAGCGAAGCCGCTGCGTGGGGCACGGCCTGCCACAGCATTTCCGAGAAGTGTCTGAAATCGGGCCATACACTTGGCGGCGAACAAGACGCCGAGGACTTCATCGACACGATGGAGAAGACCAAGAGCCACAGCTTCACGGTCGACACCGAGATGGCCAACACGGCGCAGGTCTATGTCGACTACGTCCGGGGCCGCCTCGCCACCTACGAGGCCGAGACGCGCGAGCCGGCCGAGCTCTACATCGAAGAGCGGTTCTCGCTGGCCGACCTCAACCCGCCGTTCGACGCGGGCGGCACCGGCGACGCCGTGATGATCTTCCCCAAGTGGGAGCTGATCGAGGTCGTCGACCTCAAGGGCGGGCGCGGCGTCAAGGTCGACGTGACGGCCAACAAGCAGCTTCGCACCTACGGGCTCGGCGCCATGCTGGCCCACCCGCGCCGCCCCATCAGCCACGTCATGTCAACGGTCGTCCAGCCGCGCATGGGCGACGGCAAGCCCAAGAGCGAGACCTACCACGTCGCCGACCTGATGGAGTGGACGGCCGAGCTGGTGGCCAGGATGAAGCTCTCGGCCGAGGCCCTGGAAGCCTACAAGGCCATCAAGGGCGACCTGATGCGCGAAGCCTGGGGCGACAAGTACGTCGTCGCCGGCACGCACTGCACGTTCTGCCCCGCCGAGGGCTTCTGTCCGGCGCGCGAGAAGAAGGCGCTGGCCGCCGCCAATGCGTTCTTCAACGACAGCGGCAAGGTCGTCATCCCGAACCAGCCGGCCGACCTGTCGCCCGAGAAGCTGGCTGACGCCCTCGACGCCGCCGACGACCTGACCAACTGGCTCAACGCCGTGCGGGCACTGGCGACGCGCCTGGCGCAGGGCGGGACGACGATCGCCAATCCGGCCACCGGCTCGTCCTACATCCTGACGGAGCGCATCGGCAATCGCCGCTTCAAGGGCGAGTTCCCGGCCGAGGACCTGAAGAAGCTCGGCATCAAGGACGACGAGCTCTACACGCTGGCCATGCGCTCGCCGGCGCAGCTGGAGAAGAAGCTGGGCGCCAAGCGCCTTCGCGAGCTGGGCGGCAAGGACAAGCTGGATGCGCTGATCCACCGCCCCGTCACCGGCACGTCGCTCGTCTCCGCAACCAAGACGACGCGGCCCGCCGTGGCGTCCGCAGCCGAGAAGTTCTTCGCATGAAAACGCTCCTGTTCGGGAAGAAGGATCCGCGCAACGCCAAGCCCGGCTGGCTGAAGCGCCGCGGGGCCGTCGGACTGACGCCGCGCGGCGACGACGGCAACGCCTACGACACAGCCGACGGCACCGCGCTTCTGACGCCCGAATGGGACAAGGGAAACGACGATCCGGCAGTCATCCGGTCGTCGCTGGGGTTGGACGTCTCCAAGAGACAGCCGCCCTCCGAGTGACTGAGTAAACCGCAACAACTGAAGGAGGCCGCATTGGCCAAGAACATCCGCACCGAAGACTTCAAGCTCGAGAACGTCCGCCTGTCCTACCCGTCGCTGCTCACGCTGAAGAAGCGGGTCGAGAAGAACGGCACCGTGAAGTTCAACTACGAGGCCGTCCTGCTCTACCCGAAGGGTCCGCCGCTCACCGGCAAGAGCAGCAACGGCCAGCCGCTCGACGTCGTCGCCGAGTGCATCCGGATCGCCACCGAGCATTGGGGTGAGAAGGCCGTCGACATGATCAAGACCGAGCTCATCCGCAACCCCTTCAAGGACGGCGACGGCAAGGATGGCCTGGTGAAGAAGACCGGCGAGAAGAAGCCGGGCTACGAGGGCCACAAGTTCATCAGCGTGTCGGCGAACGAGAAGCGCCAGCCGAAGTGCTTCGGCTCGACGGTCGGCGCCGACGGCAAGCTGGTGGAGCTCACGGATCCGGCGGCGCTCTATCCGGGCTGCTACGTCCACGCCGTCGTCAACGCCTACACCTGGGAGAACGACCTGGGCGGCCGTGGCATCAGCTTCGGCGTCAGCATGGTCCAGTTCGCCAAGGACGGCGAGCGCATCGGTGGGGGTGGTGGCCCCAGCGCCGACTCCTTCTTCGAGGGTGTCGTCGACAAGGGAGCGGCGCCGGCCGCTGCCGCTGGCGGGGCGGGCAACCTCTTCGCCTGATTTGTCTGACATTGCGCGCGACAGTGGTTCGCTGCTGTCGCGCGCTCCTTCCTACCATTCAATTCCGAGGACAGCATGCGAGAGATCCACGACCACAAGGTCAATCCGGCCAACGACACGCTCAAGATCGAAGTCGTCGATGAGCCGGGCGCTGGCGGCGCGAACCACCGCTACATGATCAGCGGTTTCGACACGACCAGCAACGTGTCCTACGACGGCGAGCCGCGCGACTGGATGACTGTTCTGTTTCAGAACGGCCCCATCAACGAAGTCGGCGTCAACGGCGTCACCCAGGAAGCCCTGCTCGCGATCGTCGCCGACCGGCTGCGCTCGTTCCAGAAGGGGCCGTTTTCCTGCAAGGCCAACGCCTGCGCCCTGACGCACATCGAAGAGGCGATGCACTGGCTGCAGCAGCGCACCATCGACCGCATGCGTCGCGGCGTCGAGGGCACGCACCAGCAGTGACGACACGGGGCGGCTCTCACCGGCCGCCCCTCCCTCTCCCAAGGAGCCCTCTCATGAAAGACGTGATGATCGACATTGAGACGCTCGGCACGCGCCCCGGCAGCGTCATTCTCAGCATCGGCGCGGTGTTCTTCGATCCGAAGGGCGGCATCGGCGCCGAGTTCTACGTCAACATCGACCCCGAAGACTGCAAGCGGCTGGGCCTCACGATCGACCAGAAGACCATCGAGTGGTGGAAGCGTCAGAGCCTGGCGGCACAGAACGCCCTGACGATCGACCGCCAGCCGCTCTACGACGCTCTGATGTCGTTCGCGGTGTGGTTCACCAGCCACAACGGCGAGCGCGTGTGGAGCCACGGCGCCAATTTCGACCAGCCGTTGCTGGACGCCGCCTACAACGTCATCGGCCGCGAAGTGCCGTGGCTGTTCTGGAACAGCCGCTGCACCCGCACCCTGTTCGACCTCGCCGGCGTCGACACTCGCAAGATGTCGTCCGGCGTGAAGCACAACGCCCTCGACGATGCGCGCGGCCAGGCCCGCGTCGTCCAGGCGTGCATGCAGCGCATCCACGTCGGAGCCCCGGCTGCCGTCGTCGTTCCCCCGTCACCCATCGTCAACGCAGGAGATGTTTTCGCATGAGCAACATCGGACACAACAGCGGCGAGGCCGCCGTCAGCAAGAAGACCAAGGCCGGGCCGATCAGCGCCGACCGCCTCAAGAGCTTCGTCGAGCGCATCCAGAAGCTCGAGCAGGAGAAGAAGGACATCGGCGGCGACATCAAGGACATCTACAGCGAGCTGAAGGGTGTCGGCTACGACGCTCCGACGGTCCGCTGGCTCGTCAAGGAACTGGACATGGACGCCGCCGATCGTGACGAGCGCAACACCCTGCGCGACGTCTACGCCCATGCGCTCGGGGTGTTCGCATGAAGGTCTACATCGCTGGTCCTATGCGAAATTTTCCGGAGTTCAACTTCCCGGCCTTCCACGCTGCAGCCGCCAAGCTGCGCGCCGAAGGACACACCGTCTTCAGCCCTGCCGAGCGCGACATCGAGCGCCACGGCGGCGTCGACATCTCCAAGGGCAACATCACCGGCGACGAGAAGCAGGCTGCCGCAGAACACGGCTTCGACCTGCGCGTGGCATTGGCCGAAGACCTCGCGTGGATCTGCGCCGAGGCCGAAGCCATCGCCCTGCTGCCGGGCTGGGCGCACAGCAAGGGCGCCACGGCCGAGTACAACGTAGCCCGCGCTCTCGGGCTGCAGGTGATCCTGCTGCTCGGCGACGGCCAGCAGGCGACAGGTGTAGCATGATCGGCTGGCTCAAGTACCGCGGCAGCAACACCTGGCACCGCGTCGAAGTGCTCTCGCGCATCCCCGGCACGCATCACTACCGGGTGCGCCGTAGCCGGACGGACTTCGATGTCGGTCCGTCCGACGTGCTGGTTGTGGTGGGCGTGTGAGCGCCTACTACAACGAAATCGACCCCTACGCCGCCGCATGGCTGCGCAATCTCATCAGCGCCGGGCACATCGCACCCGGCGTCGTCGATGAACGGAGCATCGTGGATGTCCAGCCAGACGACCTCATCGGATACACGCAGGTCCACTTCTTCGCCGGAATCGGTGGATGGAGCCTTGCAGCCCGCATCGCCGGATGGCCAGACGACAAGCCTCTCTGGACCGGAAGCTGCCCCTGCCAGCCCTTCAGCGCCGCCGGCAAGCGCAAAGGCACGGCGGACGAAAGGCATCTCTGGCCGGAAATGCGACGCCTCATCGCCGCCTGCCGGCCCGATGTCGTGGCTGGAGAACAGGTTGCGAGCGCGGATGGACGTCAATGGCTCGCTGGAGTACGCGCTGACCTGGAAGACCTGGCCTATGCAAGTTGGGCCGCCGATCTCTGCGCTGCGAGCGCGGGCGCGCCCCACATTCGACAGCGGCTTTGGTGGTTGGCCGACGCCATCCGCCATGATGGACGCGGGCAACACGGGAGATGCGTGGATAGAGCGGCGTCAACGGACGAAAGAACGGCTGGGCAACAGCAACGGCTTTGGCTTGACGCTGGGCATGGCGGCGCAACTGGCCGGCTGGCCGACACCGATGGCGGGCTCGCCGGCGACGGACGAGTACAACGCGGCGGGCAACACGGACAGCAGCCGCAAGACGGTGGAGCTGGTGGGTTGGCCGACGACAACGGTCGCAGACAGCCGCGGCTCGAGGACGGCCGGCTACAACGGCAACCAGTTCATGACGCTGACGGACGCCGCGAACCTTGCGGGCTGGGCGACACCAACGACACGCGATCACAAGGACGGCTCGACGGATCTGGAGGAGGCGGGCGTGCCGATCAACGGCCTCTTGGGCCGGCAGGTCAGCCTGGCTTCTGGTCCACCTACGACGTCGTCCACTGCACCGACGGGAAAGCGCGCCGCTTTGAATCCTTCGCACAGCCGTTGGTTGATGGGCTACCCCGCAGCTTGGGACCAGTGCGCACCGACATTGCCGAAGCGTTCGCGGAAGAAGTGAACCGCTACGCCTCGTTCATGTGCGTCGACCCCGGAGCAGCGATGCGAGACCTGTGGGTGTCGCTTGTGGAGAAAGCGGTTCAACGGCCGGTTGGAGGATCGCCAGACCTTCACGCGCCGCAGGTTTTGCTCTCTTTCCTGCGCCAACTCGCGGACCAAGGGTGGCCTCTCGCGCAAAGCCTTCCACGCACAGGCCCGGAAGCACAGGAAACCATCGTGCGATGCGTGTTCGGCCATGAAGCGGCTTCACGTCCATCACATCGACGAGGATTGGCGGAACAACGATCCGGCCAATCTGCAAACTCTGTGCATCCATTGTCATCAGTTTTGGCACGCTGCGCACAGGCGGCTTGGGGTGAAGCCCACGCAGCCAATGCCGCCGCTGTTTTCCCTCTCGCCTGGAACGCAACGAACAGGGTTGGACGACTGCGCGCCTACGGCAACGCGATCGTCCCGTGGGTCGCGGCGGAAGTCCTCGGCGCCTATCTCGATGGTCGGGGTCTTCGCGTGACACCCGTGTCTGACATTGCGCCCGACGCCGGGGTGTTCGCATGACAACCGACGAAGCCAGGGTGGACTTCGAGACGCGCAACGACCTGCGGCTCGGAAAGAAGCACAAGGACAACAAGGGGCTCGGCCGGTACTTCGAGAGCCCGCACTGGAAGGCACTCATCATGTGCTACCAGATGCCCGGCGAGACGGTCATCAAGGAGTGGACCTACCGCGACAGAGCGTGTCCAGCCGACCTGGCGGCGCACATCCGCGCCGGCGGCAAGATCCGCGCCCACAACGCCCAATTCGAACGCAACTGCTTCGACCGGCTGGCCGTCGACTTCGGTTGGCCGCGCCCGCGTGTCGACCAGTACGTCTGCACGGCCGTAGAGGCCGCCGCAATGTCCTTGCCACGCGCCCTAGACGACGTCGGCACGGTGCTGCAGCTCGAAGTCCGGAAGGACACCAAGGGCAAGGAGCTCATCGACTTTTTCTCCGTGCCAATTCGTCGGCTCAAGAAGCACGCCAACCTGCCGCCCGGACCGATCTTCAACGAACCTGAAGATCACCCGGAGCTGTTCGCGGAGTTCATCGCCTACTGCCGGCAGGACGTGGCCTCCGAAGCTGCCGTGGCTGCTCGCCTGTTCCGGCTCTCGCCGGCCGACCAGGACATGTACGTCCTCGACCAGGTCATCAACTCCCGCGGCCTGCGTGTCGACCTCGCCAGCATCGACGCCGCGATGGAGATGGCAACCAAGGCTCGCGGCCTGCTCGAAACCGAGCTGCGCAAAATCACGGGTGGTGCCGTCCAGGGCGTCAACAGTTCGGCCGACATGTGCGCGTGGTTGAAGACCCGCGGCGTCGAAACCGACTCGGTGGCCAAGGACATCGTCGCCGATCTGCTGGAGCTGGAGGATATACCGGACGACGCGCGTCGCGTTCTGGAGATACGGCAGCAGGGCGCCAAGTCATCGACCGCCAAGCTGGAGGCCATGCGCGACCGCGCCTCGGCCGACGGCCGCGTCCGCAACGCCTTCATGATGAACGCCGCCGGCCCCGGCCGCTGGACGTCGACCGGCGCCCAGCTTCACAACCTGCCGCGGCCTCGCAAGGTGTTCGGCGACGCGCATCTCGACCTCGACCTGCTGTTTGATTTCATCGGCACGGGCGACCCGGAAGCGGTCGAGTTCATGTACGGCCCGCAGCTGGGGCAGCCCCTGCCGCTTCTGGCCGACGCCCTCAAGAGCTTCATCTGCGCGGCGCCGGGCTACGACATCATGGAGGTCGACTACAGCGGCATCCAGAACGCCAACGGTGCGTGGCTGGCGGGTGAGACGTGGAAGCTGGAGGCGATGCGCGAGATTATCGCCGACCCCTCCAAGCCCGACATGTACCGGCGCACCGCCGAGGGCGTCTATGGCGAACCGATCGCGAAATCCGATCCGCGTCGCCAGGTCGGCAAGGTGGCCGACTTGTCCCTGCAATTCGAGGGCGGCGTCGCGGCCCTGCACCAGATGGCGCGCAACTACGGCCTCAAGCTGCACCCGGTCTTCCCGCCTGTGTGGGCCGCTGCCGACGAAGAGCGGCGCGAGAAGGCGTGCAAACGATACGAACGGTGCCTGAAGCGCCGTGAGGCCAAGGCCGACGTGCTGACGCGCGAAGGCTGGATTGCCGGCGAGCTCATCAAGATCGGCTTCCGCGCGGGCCATCCGGCCATCGCTGCGGCCTGGAGCGCGCTTCGCGACGCCATGCGCGACGCCGTCAACGAACCCGGCCGGCAGGTCGGCGTGCTCAAGGTCCAATACCTGGTGGCTCACGGCTTCCTGTGGTGCCGCCTGCCGTCCGGCCGCTGCATCGCCTACCCGGCACCAAAGCTAAAGCCGATGGTGTGGTTCGAAGACGCGCTCACGAAGGACCGAGACTGCATCCCGGCCGAGCAGGGCTACGCTCGCGAGCGCGCCGGCGAAGGGAAGGTCAAGAGCAACGCACCGGCCTCTGTCACGGCGTTGGGCGTCAACAACCAGACGCGGAAGTTCGAACGCTATGGCCTGTACGGCGGTCTCGCGTTCCAGAACATCGTTATGGGTATCGAGGTCGACATCCTGCGCCACGGGCTCAAGAAGGCCGAGGCGGCCGGCTACCCCGCGATCGGCCATATCCACGACGCCGGCCTGTTCGAAGTGCCCAAGGGCTTCGGCAGTGTGGAAGAGCTCACGAAGATCATGTGCGACCTCGAGCCGTGGGCTGCCGGGCTGCCCCTGACGGGTGCCGGGTATCGCGGAAACAGGCTGAAGAAGGACTGACTATTTTGTCTGATCCGTCTGTTGACATATGCAATACAACAGACATACACTCCCGACAGCGTCACAACCACGGAGACTATAGTGGCCGCAAAGAAGCAGAAGACCAACGTCAAGCCGACCACCATGCGTATCCCCGCCGAGTTACTGGCGGCGTGCTCGCGGGCTGCCAAGAAGCAGGACCGCAGCCGCAGCTGGCTCATCAACGGCTACATCCGCGCCGGCCTGGCACGCGACGGCGAGAAGCTGACGCAGCCGCGCGGCGCGTTGGATTAGGGAGAGCGCCGTGCAGCCTGTCAGAACCAAGTTCACATCGGAAATGCTCGGCGCCCCGAAGGGCTGGGACGAGCGACAGCACGGGCCGTGTGTTGGCCTTCCTATCCTGCGTACCGAGGACCCGTATCTGGTTTCCTGGTGGAGGCCGTCATGGCGCGAACGCTTGGCCGTGTTCTTCGGTAAGCCTGTGCGTCTCTGCGTCGTTGGTGGCAATCATCCGCCTGTCGCGCTCGACGTCACGGACGAGTGGTAGCCGTGACCTGGGGCGCCCTCATCTACGCCACCGGCATGATTGCCCTCGCTCTCGGCATCATCGCCTACCTGAAACACGTCGACGGTGGAGACCTGCGATGATCACCAAGCACTCCGTTCACGCCTACGTCGCCAGCGTCTACTTCAAGGGCGGCGGTGAGCCGCGCGACATCCACTGCGACAACGTCGTCCCCAACCGGCACGGCTTCACCTTCGTTCGCGAAGACGGGACGTGCGAGTACCTGTCAGCGGCAGTCGTCGACAGCTTCGAGATGTTCAAGGCGGCGCCTGTTGGAGGGACGGCATGAAGGACCCGAACGCTGACTGGCCGACGATGCAGTTCGCCGACCCGTTGACCGGCGCGTCGCGATGGTTCGCGTGGTATCCGGTCTGCACCTGGGACCACCGTTGGCGCTGGCTCTGCTGGGTCGAGCGGCGGTTGATGCAGTTGAAGCCGCACCTCCACGACTACGCTAGGTCGACGCCGTGGTGGCAGTATCGGCTGAAGGTGTCGGCATGACCCTCGACGACCTCCGCGCCGCGCACCCCACCCTGGGCTTCGCCGTCTACGCCTACACGCCAGGCGAGCCTGTGACGCTCGAAGTCCACGACGCCGGCAACGTCTACACGTTCACGGCCGCCACGTTGCAGGCCGTCGTCGACGAGGCATTCCCGCCTGTCGTTTCACAGCCACCGCTCGGCGAGGGGCCGCACCCTTCGTTGCGTGCGGCGCAAGAGCCGCAGCCTCAAGCGGCTGTCGGCAAAGCGGGCGGTGGCGCTGAAACGACGGGCAGTGTGTTCGACTGATGGACCTCCCGCCACCTTGCACCTGCGATCGTCCAGGCGGCGCCCACGACGAGCGCTGCGCACACGTCCGGTTCGTGCGCAGCAGCATCTACGAGCCCGACCTTACGGTGCCTGAGTTCCTGCGGCGCCAGAAGGCCGTTGTTGCCGCCAAGCAGAGCAGCGGCGTGTTTGACTGAGGGAGATGACGATGTCGATGTTCGCGCCGACCGGGCCGATAGACCCGGAATTGAAGGATCTGCTCGACAAAGCGCAAGCCCGGTACGAAGCGATGACGCCTGACGAACAGGCCGAGATGTGGCGCGAGCAGCGCAAGTCCTGGGTGCGTGGAGAACTTACGTTCGCCTATCCCAACATGACCGCCGAAGAAGCCGATCGTCGCGCTAGAGAAGCCGAAGCGCATGTAACCCTATCGCCGAAGGTTCGACCGACTGTCTGACACCGCTTCCAGACACCACCCTACATCGGCTACATTGCGCGGCCCCGCGCGAATCACCTCTAAGGGATAGCATGACGGAAAACCCGTTTCGCAAGTTTTACGATGCGGGGTATCACCGCCTCGTCCCGATCGTGCCTCCGGGCTCGCTCATCTCCATCAAGTCGTCGCTGGCCAAGCGCCCCAAGGCCGTCGGCAAGGCCCCAGGCGTCAAGCGCCCAGACGGGACGTGGCAGGGCTTCAACTGGCTGCCGCATGTCACGTCGGAAGCCGACCTCAACGACTGGCACGCGATGGGCGCGGGCGTCGGCATCCGCACCGGCGCCGGCCTCGTCGCCGTCGACATCGACACGCTCGACGAACAGTTGGCCGATGAGTGCCAGGCCCTCGCCGAGTTGAACCTGGGCGAGACGAGCATCCGCATAGGCCGCTGGCCCAAGCGCCTGATGCTCTATCGCGTCACCGACGTCACCCCCTACCAGCGTGTCCTGTTCGACGACGGGTTTGAGTACCCCAAGGGCGCCGAGGCCCGCGTCGAGCTCCTGTCAGACGACCGGCAATTCGTGGCGCATGGCGTTCACCCCGGCACGGGCGCGCCGTACAGCTGGCCGGATGGGCTGCTGAACTACGACGCGCTGCCGCTCGTCACGCCGGCCGATCTAAACGCCTTCTTCGAGCTCCTGCTGCAGCGCCTGCCCAAGGCCGCCCGGCACGTCGAGAGTGCGGCCGCAGCCGCCACCAACGTTGATCAGCGCCAGCTGCTCGGCGATCCCGACACCGTTGCGCGCGCCGTCGCAGCACTCCCCAACACATCCGCCCTGTTCCCGACCTACGACGATTACGTTCGCGTCGGTTACGCCATCAAGGGCGCGACACAGGATGATGCCGCCGGCCTCGAGCTGTTCCAGGAATGGGCGGCGCGCTGGACGGACGGTGACAACGACCCTGACGTCGTGTCCGCCGACTGGCGCCGCATGAAGCCACCCTACCAGGTCGGCGCGCAGTATCTCTACGCCCTGGCCGAGCAGCATGGCGGCGGGCAATTCCGGGCCGCTGAGACGTGGTTCGACGGTTCGGGGGCCGGAAGTGCCAGCCCGTTCGACAGCGCCCCGCAGGCGCCCGAAAAACCCGAGCTGGACCCTATCCGCTGGCGCGACCCTGCGGAGTGGGACGGCGAAGAGACGCCCCCGCGGGAGTGGGAGGTCGAAGGCTGGATCCCGCGCCGCCAGGTGACGCTGCTGTACGGCGAGGGCGGCATCGGAAAGACGCTGCTCATCCACCAGTACGCCGTGTGTGCCGCCGCCGGCCGCGACTGGCTGGGCCAGAAGACGCGCCAGGCGCGCGTGATGGCCGTGTTCTGCGAGGACGACGACGACGAGCTGCATCGCCGCCACAAGGCGATATTGAGCCATCTCGGGCTAACTTCGCTTGATCTGGGCGGCCGGTTCCGCATGGTCTCGCGCACCGGCGAAGACAACCTGCTGGCCGTCGTCAACCGCGCGTCCGGCAAGGTGGTGCCCACCCCCTTCTGGCATCAGGTGCGGGCCGATGCCGTGGCGTGGGGTGCCGATGTCGTGGTGGTCGACACGATCGCCGACACGTTCGGCGGCTCCGAAATCGACCGCGGCCAGGTCAACACGTTCGTAAAGATGATCCTGGGCGGGCTGGCGAAGGCCGTGGGCGGCTCCACGGTGGCCTTGGGTCATCCGTCGGTCGCCGGGCGCGGCGAGGGTCGCAGCGGCTCTACAGCCTGGTCCAACGCCGCCCGCTCGCGCATCTACCTTCGCTACCCCGACGACAAGAAAAAGGGCGCCGTGCGCGAATTGGAGGGTGCCAAGTCCAACTACGGCCCGGCCGGAAACCTGCTGCGCCTGAAATGGTCTCGAGGCGCATTCGAGATGACGGGCGAATCCAAGCCGGAAATTGATCTAAACGCTTTAAAGGGTGCCGTGGAATCCTGGGGCGGTTCGGGCGAGGCGGTGGCCAGTCGTGAGGCTGGCGGCGCGCTGGGCGTTTCGGGGGCTGCCAGCGGCCGTGCGCCATCGCTCGAAGCGCAGGAAGCGCGGGCGGTGCTGGCTGCGCTGGCAGCTGCGCAGGTCGACCGGCGCGCCTTGAACCTATCGCCGCGGTCGGGAGCCTATGCGCCCAAAATCCTGAAGCGCGAATATGCCGAGCACGTTGGAGACGTTCGCCAGGGAGAGGTAGAAGGCATCATCTCCGACTTGATCCGGCGCGGCGCCGTGCGTCCGGTGGAATGGACAGGGAGCAGCCGCAACAAGGTCGCAGGCTATGAAGTAGTGACCGCGGACCATGCCGGGGTTGGTGTCCGGGTCGGGGTGTTCGGTTGATGCTGAGGGGCGGTTTTGTATGGCGCGTGTCGTCGCGCGTGTCGTTGCGTGTCGTCGCGTGTAAACCATTGAGCTACAACGATTCTAGGGTGTTGCGTGTTGTCACTGTCAAGAATACACGTTGTATGTCGGATGCGTGCCGTGCGTGTCGTTGCGTGTCGTCGCGTGTAGCGCGTTGAAAATGAACGATAAAACGCGGATTTTTGTTTTTGCGTGTCGTTGCGTGTCGTCGTCTGCGTCCCGTTGCGTCTCGTCCCTCTCCCCCTTTAGGGGGAGACGGGCGGGAACCGCAGGCATGAAAAAGGGGCCTATCACGGCCCCTGATCCATCCGATTTGTATGTCGCCATTTCTGGCGTCTCACAAGCCAGGCTGCGAGGCGACCAGCGAGGGCGGGTCCTATCGCAAACACACAGGCCAGTGCCACGAAGAGGAACGCTGCGGCGATCACGCGGCGCCATCCTTCGACGCGGGGATGACGTCGGGCACGCGGTCCGGAATGCACACGGTGCCGCGAGCCAAACGAACCTCGACCATCTCGCCGAGCCAAGCCGACCCTTCGGAGTGACGATTGCGCGTGACCGTGCCGGGATACCCGTTGGCAATGACGCGCGAGCCGACCGGAGAATTGTTGCAGGTGTTCACGACTCACACTGCCTGAATCACGACGTAGCCCGCATTCTCGAGCTGGCGTCGAAAATCAAGGCCTTGATCGGCCAGCTTGCGCGTCTCGCCTGCCTTCAGGTCGTAGAATGCGGCGCCACCCATCGCAGCGGTTGCCTTGTCGTAGCCGTAGCCGTTGGCGTGCCCGTGGTGGCGGATGGTCTTTCCCGTCTCGCCAGGCAGCCAGGCAATCGCGTAGAGCCTGCTAGCACCGTCAGCGGGGTAGCTGATGACGATTCGGCCCCAATTCGTCGGGGTGTCCGGATGGCACACGACGTAAGCCCTGGTCCGTGCCGTGCGGTTTTCCATGCGCTTCACTGCAGCTAAAAACTTGTCATCCATGATTGTCTCCCGTTGTCGTGTGTAATTTCAGACGTTGAGGGGGATGTCCGTGCGCAGCCGGTCACTGCGCAGCGGCACGGAGCGCAGACGCTCCGGCGCGTTGCGTGCCTCGCGAACGGCAGTCCGCACCATGTCGGGGAAATAGTGGCCAACGATGGTATCGTGAGCCTCCCGGCGGATCGTGCAATTGCGGTTCATCGAATTGGGGTCGCGATGCTCGCGCACGAAATCGGACGGGTTGGCGTAGCCGGAACCGCCCAAAGAGTCGCGGGCGATTTCGTCACCGTCCAGAGTGACGACGATGTCGAAATTGAAATATTCGACACCGTCCGCCGCGTCGTATTCGACCTGGTCGGCGTCGCGCCAGGACAAATCCGGGTCCCGGTCGTATGACGCGATGCAACGCACGGTGAAGCGTGCGGTTTCAAAGGTCCAGATGGTATCCATTGTCTGTCTCCCGTTGTTGCGCGTGATTTCAGACGCTTCAACCAAGGTAAATCAGGCCGTCATCGCCGCGGTACACGTCGATTTCAGTCCGGCCGCACGCTTCGGTCAGGCGCTCGCCAAGCCCGTCAGCGTCGAGGGCGTCGCGATCCCAGAACCCGACGCCATGCCCGTTGCGCGTGAGCCAGAAGTCATGGCCAGCCTGCGACTCGTCGCCATAGCCGGGGCGGGCGTAAGCCTCTGCCAACAAGTCGGCGTTGGCTTCCTGGAACGTCGCGCAGTCTGCCTTGATCCTGTCGAGGGCGTCGAGCGCGAGCTCTGCGAACGTGGCGCCCTCAAGGTCGCCATCATCCGGGGTGCTGGCGTTGGTCCAGAACATTGCCTCGACGTAAGCCTGCGTGAAAGCGTCGAGGGCGTCGAAGGTGCGGGCGCTTTCTGGCGTGCCGCGGTCGAGGGTAAATTCAGGCATGATTGTCTCCCGTTGTTGTGTGTAATTTCAGACGTTCAACGCGGCTGAAGATTGGTCGATGCGAGCATGATCCGCTTGCCGCTGACGTCGAGTTTAACGGCATAGATCACGGCACCGTCTTCGCGAACTCGACCGCGTTCGGCGATGACGCTGACCCCCTTGGCCGGGGTGGCGTATCCGACGACGGTCCCGTAACGGTCGCCCATCATCCAACGATCAAGGTGCGGTGATAGCTCGACACGCTGGCCGGGGATCAGCGTGTTGTTGCCGTAGCCGACCTCTTGGCCAGGAACGAAATCAAGAGCGTGCGCCATAGCGGGGTCTCCCTACGCGACGTTGATGCGGTAGGTATCGCCAGCGAAGAGCGGGCGAACGATGGTTACGGTCCAGCCGTCGCGGCCGTAGATTGCGCGCAGTCGGCGCGCGGTGTTGGCGGCTTCAAGGTAGGTTGTTGCGGTGTAGGTCATTGGCGGGGTCTCCTAGCGGTGAATGGTTGTCAGGCGGGAAAGCGCGAGCGAAGATCCGCCAAAGCCTCGTCGGCTGTGGCGAACACGGGCGCCGGGACGGGCATCATCGCGGCAACGTTCGGCTTGTTGGCGATGAAGCGCCAACCAGTCGGAACCGCGCCGGACATGTGAACAAGGGAGCCGATGGTGCGGCGCCCGTGGCGAACGTCGTAGCTCTTCTCGGTCGTCTGCGTTGTTGTAAGCATTGGCGCGTCTCCCGTTGCAGTGTCTGAAATGTATGTCGCATGTATGTCGATGTCAACAGGTGTATCAGACATATTTTGGCAGACGGGTTGTCGCTCAATGTGAAGGGTATTAACATTCTAACCCGATAGACGGTTAGAAGGATCGTGAATGCCGCTGAAGAATGGGCGCATGACGCACCAGGAAAGGGCGCTAGTGACTGAGTTTGTAGCGACAGGGAGCAAGCTTATGGCAGGCAAGGCAGCGGGCTATGCATCCCCTCTGGTGGCTGCGAACCACACGCTAGCGAAGCCGGCGATTGCGGCTGAGGTGATCAAGCTGCAGACGCAACGCCTCGTCGACGAGATCCTGCCGCTCGCCATCGAGCAGCATAAGGCGCTACTGGCCAACGCAGCGACACCCGCCGGTGCGAAGGCCCAGCTGATCAAGCTGGCCTACGACCGCACCATGGGCAGCCAGGACGCCAAGGGGCGCAAAGAGCTACACGAAATGACCGTCGACGAGCTCGCCGACGAGCTCGAGCAGCTGAAACGGCGCCAAGCGGACCTTGCGCGGCCGATCCTCGAGGGCGAGTCGCGCCAGGTCGACGAGCCGCCCGCGGGCGACGTCTTTGCGTGATTGCGCGCCACCTGCACCCCACGACACGCAGGAAACGCAGCAAACAAAGGCACGCACGCTGTATAACATACACGGTGATCCGCTACCCGGCTGCCTCGCCGGCCCCGGACCGGGCAGAAAGTGAGCGCTCACCCGCCCCCTGGGTACGGCCCGATCGCCGAGTTCAAGTGGCCGTAGGCTGCGCACACCAACGCGCCGCTCATTTTTGAATTAGGACATCTTGTCCGCCAAGCCGCCCGCTGCGCCGCCCCTGTCTGATACCGCTTGCGCGCGACAGACAAGCGTCATACAATTCGCTCTCACGTTGAACCCGGAGACGAAGCCGATGCGCAAGTAACCCTCGCTTCACAACCCACCAACGCCCCGAGTGCCCGCCAGCCTCGGGGCGTTTTTCGTTTCAAAGGGTGAGAGCACCGGCTGTCTCCCCGGTGCTCGAGGTGAGGCGCGGTCGACCAGCGTTTTAGAGGGGCGCACGGTCGGCAGCCTTCGGGATGTGAGTCACGCTCCCGCGCCACACCGCCTCGCTTGCGCCTGTAGGTCGGATGTCGTATCATCCGACAGACACATCAGACAACACGCAGGCGTCGGCCAATGACCATCGAAGAGAAAGTTGTAATCGCCGCCGACGACGCGACGAAGTACGCAAAGTCCGCCGTTATCGGTAGCCTGGACGGCGACGGCAAGTTCGTGCCGGCTTCGGCGTCCGCGCCGTTTCCGATCGGCAGCAGCAGCAGCGTCACCACAACGGCAACGATCGCCAACGCGGCCAGCCTCTCGGGCGTCGTGGATTGCGGCAGTGCGCGCCTGGCGTTGATCGTCATGCCGGCGAGCTGGACCGCCGCCGACCTCACCTTTCAGGAAAGCGTGGACGGAAGCACCTTCGTCGACAAGTACGACTCGGTCGGCGTCGAATACACCGTGGTTTGCGGCGGGGCCTCGCGCTCGCTCACGATCAATCTCTCGGACTTCATCGGCGCTCGCTACCTCAAGATCCGCAGCGGTACGTCCGCCGTGCCGGTCGCGCAGGGCGGCAGCCGCGTCCTCACGCTGGTCCTCGTGCCGTGAGCTTCATCGGCCGGAAGCGGGTGTTTCTGGCAACGCGGTATCGCGGGCCCGGTTTCGAGGTGGATGGCGTCGGCCGCGTGCGCACGCTGCCGGAACTCGGCCTCGTGCTCAATGCCGACCCGACACTCGACGTCGTGCTGCTGGGCAACTACGACGCCGAGGCCGACGGCGTGTTCGCGGCCTCGCCGCTCGGCACGACGGCGGCCACGACCTACACCGGCGATTTCGACGGCAGGGGCCATCGCCTCGGCGGCTTCCGGCTGGTCGACAACGATCCGACTCCCGGTATCGAAGACGGCCTGTTCGGCAATGTCGGCGACAATAGTGGCGTCGGCCGGGTGCACGATCTCACGCTCTCCGTCGATATCCGGCAACTCCACTGGGAGCGCACGACGCGGGATTCGGCGGGGCGATATCTGCTGGGAACGACCGTGGGCGGCGCGGTGGCCTCCCTGCGCGGCACCCTGGAGGGCGTCACCATCAACGGGCGCATCTATGGTTCCGGGTCGGGTGGTCAGTTCGGCGGCCTGGTCGGGCGCAACGAGCAGTGGCCGTCGAAGGCCATCGCGGCCGTCACCAAGGGCAACCCGACGATCATCCAGACGTCGACGGCGCATGGCATCCCGACGGGGCAGTGGATCTGCCTGAAGAGCATGGGCGGCATGCCGACGCTCGACAGTCGCCAGGGCAACCTGATCCGCACCTACACTGTCACCGCGCTGACCTCTACGACCTTCGCGATCGATTTCGACTCCACCGGCCTGCCTGATTACACCGGCGGCGGCCTGGTGATGGGCGCCGGCACCGTGCGCACCTGCAAGACCAACGCCCGCGTCGAGCTCAGCCCCTACAACTACAACAGCTATTTCTCGATCCTGGTGGCCTCCAACCGCGGCTTGCTCGAATACTGCGAGGACAGCCGGCGCGCGGAGTCCGTCATCCCGCGGACGACGGTGCCGAACCCGCCGACTGCGGCCTATACGGCGGGCTGGACGGGGGCGGCGTCGATCTCCGGGACCACCCTGACGGTGACGGAGACCAGTCTCGGGGCGATGGCCGTGGGCCTCAACATCTTCGCGCCAAACACGGTGGCGGGAACGGTTGTCGCGGCCAATACTGTGGTTACAGCCGATCTCGGCGGCGGCAACTGGCAGGTCAGCGGCGTGTCGCAGACCGTGAGCAGCCGCGATCTGCTGGCCGCGTCCGGGGCGCCGGGCACCTACCTGGCCACCGGCCAGTGGGCCGCCAACATCGCCGGCGACAACGGGTTGCCCGCCGTGGGCGACAGCCCGACGGCCGTCGTGCGCTACAACAAGTCCTATGCCGACCTGCGCAATGCCGACAACGTCAACAGCGCCAACCTCACCGGCGGCATCGTCGCCTACCAGGGCGACGGCATCGCCTACGGCAACGAGTCCTACGGCAAGATCCAGGGGGCCAGCAGCGTCGCCGGCACGATCGGCTTCAACGCCCTGTCGTCCAGTGCGCATTACGCCAACCTCTCGGCCTGCGAGGTCATCGCCCTCGGTGGCAATGCCGGCGGCAACGCCGGCCAGGATTATGGCGCGTCGAACGACAATATCGCGGCCGGCACGGTCACCGGGACGACGGCCGTCGGCACCTCGATCGGACTGCTGCGCGGCACCGCCGTCGCCGCCCGCCTGTGTGCGTTCGGCAATGCGGTCGGCACCGTTGGCGTCGGCTCGCTGATCGGTCAGGCGCTGACCGGGGCCAGTCTCGACGAGTCCTTGTGCTTCGGCACGGCGACCGGCACCTCGAAGGTCGGCGCGATCGGCAATCGCGGCACCGGCGTCACCATCACCGACGTGTATTTCGACATCGACAGCACCGGCAGCGCGATCGGTGTCGGGTCGGGCGAATCGACCGGCGTCTCGGGCCTGTCCGACACGGCGCTGCTGGCCGGGCTGCCCAGCGGCTTCGATTCGGGCAAGTGGTCGCGCGGCGTCATCACGCCGAACTATCCGGTCCCGACCGCCGCACCCACGCCACCGAACCCGACCGTCAACCTCAACCCGCCGCCGTCGCTGGCCGTCGTCGGCCACGCTACCAGCATCGACAGCACCAGCATTACGCTGCCGACGGATATCCAGGCAGGCGACTACTGCATCCTTTGGAATTTTGCGCAGAACACCACCACGACGGCGCCCAGCCTGGTGGCGCCCTCGGGCTTCACCCTGTCTATCCAGCAGTTCAGCACCGCCACCCACGGTTGCCGGATCACCCAGTACGTGAAGCAGCTCTCCGGCACCGAGACGACGATCTCCGGCATATCGACCGGCACGCGCGGGCGCGGGATGATCGCCTTGATCGTGCGCGGCTCGAAGGCGACGCTGGCGTCGACCTGGACGCGGCTCAATGCCCGCGTCGCGATCGACGGGGCCGCCGGCGGAAATGCCGCGCAGAGCATGGGGGCCGGCACCTCGCCCTGCATCGTGGTCGGCTGTGCGGTCTATGACGCCGGCACGCCACCGGCGAACCAGATATCACTGGGTGACGACGAGGTGATCGAGATCGCCTCGGGGATCACGCCGTCGCTGGTGATGCGCGTGAGCTACAAGATCAAGAACACCGGCGCCGCGGCCTCGACCTTCACGGGCGACACCGATGCCGGCGGCGTGGCCGTGACCTGCGTCAACGTCTCGTACGCACCATGACCACCATGCCCACCATGCCCACGCTGTCTTTTGTGAGAGCGGTTCTGCTTGCACAGGAGGCAGAGACAAGCGCGCCGGACAGGGCGGTTTCCCCCGCCGGCACCAAAAGAGCCAGAACCGGAAGACATGAGCCTGTCGTGACGACCGCTACAGACAACAACGCGAGGCCGTGATGGGCTATCCGACGAAGCCGGATCCGGCATACGACTACCCGACGTTTCAGGCCGGATCGCCGACGACGCCGCTGCCGGCATCCGAGGTCTACAACGGCTTCAACCAGCACAAGACGGCGATCGACGGGACCATCGACTTCCTGAAGTTAGCCCTGCGCTCCGACGGCAAGCTGCAGAACGGCCTCGTGACGCCGGAAGCCCTGGCGCCCTCCATGACGACCCTGACCGGCGATTGGAACATCCGCGGGGCGTGGCTGACAGCCACCGCCTACGCCGTCAAGGATTGGGTGGTGCAGGGCGGCGCGGGCTACGTCTGCCTTGAGACACACACGTCCGGCACTTTCGCCACCGACCTTGCGGCCGCCAAGTGGGCGCTCGCCAGCGCCGCCGGCGCGGCGTGGTTCGCGGGCTCCGGTGCGCCCGACAACAGCGTCGGTATCAACGGCGACATGTACGTCCGTGGCTCCAACGGCGCCGTCTACCAGAAGGCGGCAGGCGCATGGGCGACGACGGGAGTGGTGCTTGCGGGTCCCGCAGGGGCCAACGGCACGAACGGCACGAACGGCGCGGCGGGCGCGGGCGTTGCCACGGGCGGGACGGCAGGCCAGTTCTTGCGCAAGAAGTCGGCCACTGACTACGACACCGAGTTCACGACGCTTCCGCTCAAGGGTCTCATCCAGGGCCTGACGTACAGCAACAGCGTCAGTGACGCGACGAACGACATCGACATCGCCGCGGGCGTCTGCATGGACGCCACGGGCGTCTATGCGATGTCCTACGCCGGCGGTACCAAGCGGCTGGATGCCAATTGGGCGGTTGGCACGAACCAGGGCGGGCTGGACACCAGCACGGCCGCCAATACCGATTACTACGTCTGGCTCATCGCACGCTCGGATACGGGCGTCGTTGACGCGCTGTTCTCGACGTCGCCGACCAGCCCGACGATGCCCGCCAACTACGACTACAAACGGCTCATCGGTTGGTTCAAGCGCGTCGGCGGCACCATCGTTGCGTTCACGACCTACGAAACCGCAGGGGGCAGCCTCGAGTTCAAGTGGAAGTTGCCGACGAACGACGTGTCGCTTGCCAACGCGCTCGACGACACGCGCCGGCTCGACGCCGTCAAGGTGCCGCTCAACTTCTCTGTTGAAGCGATCCTGCGCGTCGAGATGTACGACAACACGAACGGTACGATCGGGAGAATCTGCTGTCCTGATGAAACGGATGCAGACCCCCGGCAAGGCGATGCCCCGCTAAACAACCTATACAGCTACCCGAACATCTTCGCGGTGCAAGAATTGCGCGTCCGCACAAGTGCATCGGGGCAGGTGGCGTCTCGCGCCTACGGCCCGACGACGGTCGACAGTTACAAGATCGCCACCGTCGGCTTCGTGTGGCCACGTCGATGAGCGTCGAGGAGCGCCTTGCGCGGCTGGAAACGCGCGTCGACGGCTCGGAGAAGTGGCTGGAGTCGATCGACGGTAAGGTCGACCAGCTGATCGCCGTGTCCAACATGGGCAAGGGCGCCTGGTTTCTGCTGCTGAAGTTCGGCGCCGTGGTCGCCGCAATTTCGGCTGCGGTCGCGTGGGTCATCGAGAAGCTGCACATCGTCAAGTAGCGGGAGCGAGCGTGTCCCAACCCCTCTGTCCGAAATGCGGCGAGCCGGTGATCCGGTCCGGCCAGTTCCGCGGTGTCGCGCGCTACGCGCACCACGGCAAGGCGCGTACTCGCAAGCGCAAGGGCCTCTGCACCTGGAACGGCACGCAGCCTGTCGGGCTGGTGGCCGAGCAGGCGAAGGGCGTCGACCCGAAGGTCTCGACGAAGCTGGCGAAGCACGCCGGCAAGGCCGGCGCACGACGGCTGGTGATCACTGCGGCTCAGAACGCCACACCCGTAAACCGGGCGTTTCTGGCCAGTCTGATGACCTACTGCCGTGCGCGCCAGGCCCAGCTCATCGTCATCCCGTATCGCTACAAGAACCCGACCTCGATGTGGTCGGAGCAGGCGGACCACGACGACTGGTGGGCGCCCGAGCTCGCGCCGTACCTGATGGACCAGCGCGTCGAGCTCAACGAGAACCTGGTGCTGCTGGCCGACATCAAGACGCAGCCGACGGCGTCCACGCCGCTGCAGGGCTTCGAGACGGTGACGGGCGCGAAGTCGGCCATCATTGGCCACCCGAAGCTCGCGCTGAAGACCGTGCCGACGCCGCAGTCGCGCATGGCCAAGATCCTGACGACCACGGGCAGCGTCACCGAGAAAAACTACATCGAGAGCAAGGCCGGCAAGAAGGCCGAGCATCACCACACGTTCGGCGCCGCTGTCGTCGAGATGGACGGCCGCCGCTTCCACCTGCGCCAGATCAACGCCGTCCGCGACGGCTCTTTTTGCGACCTGGCGTCTGAATATGCTGGCGACAAGGTCAGACAGCGCGACGTGGCGGCCCTGGTGATGGGCGACACGCACGCCGAGTTCGTCGACCCGGCCGTCATCAAGGCCACCTTCGAGGGTCCGGACAGCATCGTGGCGACGCTGAAGCCGAAGACGCTCGTCTGGCACGACGTTTTGGACGCTTACGCTCGCAACCATCATCACCGCGGCGAAGTGTTCATCCAGTACGTCAAGCATAAGGTCGGGCGCGGGAACGTCGAAGCCGAGCTGGACCGCACGTTCGCGCTGATCGATCGTCTAACCCCCAAGGGGGTTACAAACGTCTTCGTTCCGTCGAACCACCCCGACGCGATCGGCCGGTGGGTGAAGGAAACGGACCCGCGCACGGACCCGGAAAACTGCATCTTTTGGGCCGAGACGTTCAAGGCTGTGTGCCTGGGGTCGACGTGGGGGCCGAGCGGCGCGAAGTCGCCGGACCCGTTCGTCTATTGGGCGAAGCGGAAGCTGAAGACGGCCGCGCAGGCTGTGTTTCCGGCGCGCAGCGAGAGCTACATGATCGAAGGGATCGAGGTCGCCTATCACGGCGACGCTGGACCGAACGGCGCGCGCGGCTCGCGCATGGGTTTCACCAAGATCGGCGTCAAGTCGATCATCGGCCACAGCCACAGCCCTGGAATCGAGGACGGCTGTTATCAGGTTGGAACGTCTTCGCGGCTAGACCTCGAGTACCAGCGCGGCCCGTCCAGCTGGATGCACACGCACTGCCTGATCTACCGGAATGGCAAGCGCAGCCTGATCAATTGTGTCGATGGTGGGTGGCGCGCATGAAGTCTACACCTTGGACCCGCCGCTTCGAGAAGTCGTGCCGCGACTGGCAGACGAAGTTCGGTCTCATGGACTGGTCGATCACGTTCAAGACCGACCGCTACCCCGACGCCTGGGCTCGGGTTGAATACAACGTGGACGTTCGCTCTGCGGTGATCACGTCGAACGTCAACATGAAGGGTCTCGGCGAACGCGCGCCGGAACGGATCGCGCTGCACGAAATGCTGCACCTGTTGCTCGCCGACACGATCGCCACCGCAGGGCTGCGCGGCGCCGACCACGTCGATACGGGCCGCGCCGAGCACATGCTGATCGAACGTCTTCTCAACGTCATCGAAGGGAGGCTCTGATGCCCCGTGAAATCAACGCAGCCGGCTACGAGCTGGTGAAGGAGTTCGAGGGCCTGCGCCTTCGCGCGTATCTCTGCCCCGCCGGCGTCTGGACCATCGGCCACGGCCACACGGCCGGCGTGCGCGAGGGCCAGACGATAACGGCGCTGGAGGCTGACAAGCTGCTCGATGCGGACCTTGATTGGGCCGAGGAGTGCGTCTCCGTCAATCTCGCGCGCACCGCCAACGGGAACCAGTTCGCGGCGATGGTGTCGCTCTGCTTCAACATCGGCGCCGAGGGCTTTCGCAAGTCGAGCGTACTGCGCCTTTTCAACGCTGGGGACGAGGTGGGCGCGGCTCGCGCCTTCCGTCTGTGGAACAAAGCCACCGTCGACGGCAAGCTGACGGAGTTGCCTGGCTTGACGCGCCGTCGTCTCGCCGAGGAGCAACTGTTCCTGACGCCGCACTTCGAGTTCCAGCGCCAGGCCATGCCGCAGGCCGTCGCCTCGCCGCCGACGATGGCCACCAGCAAGACGGGCTGGACGGCCGGCACCGTGGCCGTGTCTGGCGCCGGTATGCTCACTGACGCACTCGAGCCCGACAAGATCGCAGCGGCCGCCAGCGCCATCGAGAGCCTGTCCGGCAGCGCGCAGTCGATCATGCGCGTCCTGTCGACGGTCGGCCCGATCGTGTTCGGTGTCGTGGTCGTCGCCGGCGCGGTGTTCATCCTCGTTCGTCACTGGCGCCAGAAGCGCGCCGCGCAGGTGCTGTGATGAGCTGGCTCGGCATTCTCGGCTGCGTCGCGCTCGGCGCCATCATCACCATCGTCGTCCTGTGGATCATGGTCGTGAAGGCGTTCTCACGGAGCGTCTGGTGATCGCTTGGCTCCTCAACACGAAAGCCGGGCGCGCGCTCGCTTCGGCGGCGGCCGCTCTGGCCGTCGTCGCCGCGATCCTGTGGCGCGTCTTCGCTGCCGGCAAGCGCAGCGAGCGCGCCGCGCAGGCCCAGCAGTCCATCCGCAACCACCAGATCAGAGAAGAGGTCCACACCGATGTTGCGTCTCGCCCTGACGATCAGCGCCGCAGCGATCTTGGTCGCTGGGTGCGCAAGTAGCCCCGCTAACCCGTGCGCCGGCTGGAAGATGATGCAGCCCAGCGCCGACGACGTGCGGAACATGTCGTCGCAATTCGTCGCGGACGTGCTCGAGCACAACGAATACGGCGTGTCGCGCGGATGCTGGAGGGCTCCGCGATGAGGAGATGGGCTGAAATTCTGCTCGGTATGTCCTACGCCGCCTTCGTGTTCTCCCTGGCGATGTTCACCTGGTCGTTCTTTTCCAGCGCCCGCGCCCACGACCAGTATCACGACTGGAAAATCCCCGGCACGACGACGTCGTGCTGCAACGACCAGGACTGCGGCCCGACCCGTGCGCGCGTCGGCGAAGACGGCTTGTGGGAAGTCTGGCACGACGGCCGCTGGCTGGCTGTGCCGCCGAACGCGCTGCTGTCGATCCCGTCGCCGGATGGCCGCTCGCACGCCTGCATCATCGGCTCGACCGTCCTGTGCTTCGTTCCGGGCGAGATTCGGAGCTAGATGGGCCGCCCGCCGAACTACAACCCGAAGACCGGGAAGCGCTTCGACTTCGTGCCGCCCGAGAAGCGCGGCGCGGAAGCCGAGCGCGCCGCCGAGGCGACGCAGATCCAGCGTGAAATCGCGCTGCGCGAGCGACAGCTTGTCGCCCGCAAGGCGCGCGACGACCTGCTGGTCTACACCAAGTTCACGATGCCGCACCCCGAGGCGCCGGGCGACGTCAGCCGGTCGGCCTACGAGGATGAGGAATTTCACCGCCTGGTCGCGAAGGCGCTGCAGGATTGGGAGTCCGGCCGCACGCCACAGCTGATCTTCGTGATGCCGCCGCGACACGGGAAGCGGATTGCCGATGACGAGCCAGTGCCTACGCCGAAAGGGTTCGTTCAACACGGAGACTTGAAGGCGGGCGACTATGTGTTCGGGCCGGATGGCAAGCCCGTCCGGATTGAGCTGGTCGAGGAGCCGGCGGACGGTGTCGTGCCGGTGACGTTCTCCAACGGGGCGGTCGTGCGCTGCGACCTCGGCCACCTGTGGACGGTGTTCGATCGATCGCGCGGCTGCTGGCGCACGATGACGACCGCGCAGATAGCCGCTCGCAAATTGCGCATCGGGCCGGCTAACCGACGCGGGGGCCGCTGGGTGTTGCAGCTTCCGGATGTGGCGGCTGTCGAGTATCCTACCGCCAATCTTCCGCTCAACCCTTACGTTTTCGGCGCCTGGCTCGGGGATGGCGCCGCAGGAAGCCCGCGCATCGCGCATGACGTTCGGGACGAAGAGGTTGTCGCTGCGTTCATCGCCGCCGGGTACGCGCCAAGCCAACGATGGGTCCAGAAGGAGACGGGCGTCGGCTACGCCGACTTCTGGAAATCCGGGCTACAGGACGCACTTCGTGCGACCAGCGCGCTGCGCGACAAGCACATTCCGGAAGGCTATCTCCGCTCCTCCGTGACGCAACGCCTTGAGCTTTTAGCTGGCTTGATCGACACAGACGGCCACGTCGAGCGCGGCACCGGGCGCGTGCGGTTTTCGACGTGCAGCCCGGCGCTGCGAGACGGCGTGTTCGATCTCGCAGCCGGCCTCGGCTTTAGGCCGTACATCGTCGAGGTGCCGCCTTGCACCAGCTCGTCCGGCACCATCGGACGCAAGATAATTTACCAGGTCGGGTTTCAACCGAACCTGTCGATTCCGACCAGGATTCCGCGAAAGCGCACTAACCGCTTCGCTGTGCGCCGCCGCGTGTCGATCGTATCCGTCGGTGCGCAGGAGCCCGGTTTGGCTCGCTGCATCAAGGTGGCGCGCGAAGACGGGCTGTATCTTGTCGGGCGCCACTATATCCCGACGCACAACACCGAGATGGCGACGAAGCGGCTGGCCGCCTGGGTGAGTGGTCGGCATCCCGAATGGGACCTTGCCGTCGCGTCTTACTCCGACACTATGGCCGCCGACTTCGGCGCCGACACGCGCGCCATCATCACCAGCCCCCAGCACCGCCAGGTGTTCCCCGAGTACCGCTTGCGCAAGGGCGGCTCGGCCAAAGACAACATCCAGACGGAGCGCGGCGGGCGACTGGTGTTCGTCGGCCGCGGCGGCGCGCTGACGGGCCGCGGCATGAACGCCGGCATGGGCGACGACCTGTTCAAGGACCACGCCGAGGCGAGCAGCCAGACGATCCGCGACCAGGCGTGGAATTGGTTCGTGAAGGTGTTTATGACCCGCCGCATGGGCCTGAAGCTGGTGCTGCTGACGATGACGCGCTGGCACAGCGACGATATCATCGGCCGGCTCACGGACCCGGAAAACACCCACTACAATGCCGAAGAGGCCAAGAAGTGGAAGATCATCCGGTTGCCGGCGCTGGCCGAGGAGGACGACCCGCTTGGCCGCGCGGTCGGGGAGCCGCTGTGGCCCGCCCGCTACGACAAGGAGTTCCTGGAGAGCCAACGGCGCATGGATCCGCTCGGCTTCGAGGCTCTGTACCAGCAGAATCCGACCGTCGCCGACGGTACGTTGTTTCAGCGCGAGAACATTCGGTATTACGAGCCCAAGGACCTACCCGAGGAGCTGCGCTACTACTGCGCCAGCGACCACGCCGTCGGCACCAACCAGCGCAACGACAAGACCTGCCTCATCAAGATCGGCGTCGATCGCCAGGACAACGTCTACCTGATCGACTGCTACTGGCGGCGCGCGAAGACGGATGCCGTGGTGGAGGCGATGCTGGAGATGGGCGCCGGCGACAAGCGCCGCCCGCTGATGTGGTGGGCCGAGCGCGGCCACATCTCGAAGTCGATTGGCCCGTTCCTGCGCAAGCGCATGGTCGAAACCGGGCGCTACATGAACGTCGTCGAGGTCACGCCGGCCGTCGACAAGGAGCAGCGCGCGCAGTCCATCGCCGCCCGCGTCGCGATGGGCAAGGTCCTGTTTCCGAAGGCCGCCTGGTGGACGGAGAAGGCCATCAACGAGCTTATGGCCTTCCCGAACGGCACTCACGATGACTTCGTCGACGCCTTGGCCTATATTGGGCTTGGTCTCCCGCGCCAGGTTCGGGCGTCGGCTGCACCCACGACCTCGACGGCGCCGCGGTTCGGCTCGCTCGAATGGGTGAAGTACGCGGAGAAGTGGAAAAAGGACGAACAGGGGCGGCGCGAGGCCGGTGGTTTCTGATGTCGGACGGGTATGAAATGGAGGACGACACCGCCGTACACGGCGACGTGTCCAGCGACAGCGACCCGGTCGACACGACGGGCGTCGCCGCCGACGACAAGCAGAGCGAGGCCGATGCGAAGCTGATCAAGCGCGTCCTGGAGACGATCCGGCGCGACAAGGATCACTTCAAAAAGGCGTTCAAGCGCATGGATCGCTCGGCGTTCATCGCCCTGCACGGCCGCGCCCCGGAGTGGGCCGAGACCAACTACTCGGCCAACATCACGGGCCAGCACATCAACATGAAGACGGCGGCGCTGTACGCCAAGAACCCGCGCGTCGTCGCCCGCCGCAAGGAGTCGCTCGACTTCGTCGTGTGGGACGAGACCATCGAGTCGCTGCAGGTTGCGATGCAGACTGTGGCGGCCGGCGGCATGGCGATCGAAGCGGCGAACGCCGCCAACGCCGCAACCGCGCAGGTCGCCGCACAGACTCAGGGTGTTTTCGCGTCGCCGATGGGCCACAACGGCGGCCCGCCTATGGAGCCTGTCCAGCCGGCGCTGCCGCCAGGCTATGCGGAGGCCGTCGCGGTCGTCGAGGACTTCAAGCAGGGTATGGCGATCCGCGCCGCGCTCAAGAAGTTCGGCCGCACGCTCGAGCTGGTGTTCGCCGACGCGATGCGCCAGCAGACGCCGCTCGACTTCAAGTCCAGCATGAAGCGCCTTGCGCGCCGGGCGCTCACGATGGGCGTCGGTTACGTCGAGATGACGTTCCAGGAGGAGTACGGCATCCCGTCGTCCGTCACGGACTCGCTGGCCGACTACCGCAAGCGCGTTGCGCACCTGGAATACCTCCTGAAAGAGGCGGCCGAAGGCGAAATCGACGAATACTCGGCCGAAATCGCCGAGCTGCAGCAGATGATTGCCGGGCTGGAGGCGCAGCCGCAGGTCGTCATGCGCCGTGGCCTCAAGTTCGATTTCATCCAGGCCACCCGCGTCATCCCTGACCGCATGATAACGGCCCTGCCGGGCTTCATGGGCGGCAACCACCTGACCATCGAGTACGTCCGGCCGAAATGCGACATCGAGGAGACGTTCAAGGTCGACCTCGGCACCAACTACACGCCCTACACGATCGACGGGAAGCGCCTATACGGCGAAAGCCGCGGCATCGACACCGGCGGCGACGACACCAACAGCTCCGAAGGCGTTTTCGGAGCGCAGGGCAAGGATTCCGACCTCGTCTGCCTCTACAAGCACTTCGATAAGCGGTCGGGGCTCGTCTACTACCTCGTCGACGGCCACTCGAAGCACATTCGGCCGCCGGCGCCGCCCGAAGTCACCGTCCCGCGCTTCTGGTCCGTCTACCCGCTCACGTTCAACGACGTCGAGAGCGAAAAAGAGGTCTTCCCGAAGTCCGACGTCGAGAAACTGGAGAATATCCAGGCGGAATTGAACCGCAGCCGCCAGGGCAAGCGCGAGCACCGCGACGCCGCCCGGCCGCGCTGGGCTTACGCCAAGGGCTCGCTCGACGAGGAGCAGGACATACCGAACCTGCAGAAGGCGAAGCCGTTCGACGTCATCGGGCTCACCGGCCTCAGCCAGGAACAGGACGTCGCGAAGGTCCTGCAGCCGATCCCGGTTCCGGGCGTCGATCCGAACCTCTACGACACGAACGAGGTGATGCAGGACGCCGCCTTGAGCGTCGGCGCGCAGGCCGCGCAGCTGGGCGGCATGACGAAGTCCACGGCCACCCAGGCGGCCATCGCTGACGGCTCCAACTCGTCAATCGACAGCTCGGGCACCGACGACCTCGACTCGTTCCTGACGATGATGGCCCGCGACGGTGGCCAGATCCTCATGGAGAAGCTGACGAAGGAGGACGCCATCAAGATCGCCGGGCGCGGCGCCGTGTGGGTCGAAGACCTCGGCATGACGCCCGAGCAGATTTACGACGAAGTGTTCCTCGAGGTCGAAGCCGGCTCCACAGGCAAGCCCAACCAGGCCGCCGAGATCCGCAACATGAAGGAGCTCGGTCCGCTCCTGCTGCAGGTCGGCTCCATCCCGCCGACGTGGCTGGCGCGCGAAATGGTGCGCCGCCTCGACGACCGCATCGACCTCACGGAGGCCATCGCGGCCGGCGTGCCTGCCATCGTCGCGCAGAACCGCAACGCGCAGCCTGCGCAGGGTGATCCGCAGAAGGACCCCAACCAGCAGGGTGGTGAGGGCGGCGACAAGAACCAGACGCCGTCCGGTCCGTCCGGCAGCGCGGCGCCGATGGGCAACAACCAGAGCCCCGGTGTCTGAAATTGCTGGCGACTGCGTCAGACATGCCCTACATTGGGCTTCCTCAACCGGAGCTTAGATGCCCCTAGAGAATTTGGACGACGACCTCGCATCGACCTCGTCCACCGATGCAGCCCTGGACGATGCGGCGGACAAGAACCTCGACAACGGGGCTCCTGTCGACGCTGCAACTGGCGCGGACTCGTCCGACGCGCAAGGCGAAAACGCCGAAGGCGCCCTTGGCATCGTTCGCGATGTCGTGAAGGCGCGAGACGGCGCGGCCTCGCCAGCCGAAGGTGAAGAAGACGGAGCCGAAACCGCCAAGGAAGGCGGCGCCAAGGAGCCGGACGACGAGAACTACTCGGACGTTCCGTTCCACAAGCATCCTCGTTTCCAGCACCTGCTGCGCACCAAGAAGGAAGCGGAGCAGGACGCGACGCGCTACCGCAGCGTTCAGAAGTTCCTGGACGAGAACAACGTCTCTGCCGAGGAAAGTGCCAACGCGCTGACCGTGGCGGCGATGATCAAGCGGGGTGACGCCGCCGGCGCCTGGAAGGCCCTGAAGCCGATCGTGCAGCAGTTGCTGATCGACGCAGGCGAGGTGCTTCCGCAAGACCTGCAGGAGCGTGTCTCGAAGGGCGAGCTGTCCGCCGAGGCCGCTTCGGAAATCGCCACCGCGCGAGCGACGGTGGCCAGCGGCGAGAAGGGTCGAACCTTTGAGCAGCAGCGGCAGGAGCGGCAGCGGCAGGAAGAAGCGAGCAATCAGCTTCAGTCCACCGCGCGAGACTGGTGTGCCGACCGGGCGAAAAAGGATCCGAGCTTCAACGCCAAGCAAGAGCAGCTGATGGCTGAGATTCAGCGTCTTCAGAGTGCGGGCTGGAAGCCGACGACCCCGGAAGGCGTCAAGGAACAGCTCGCGGCGGCGTACAAGGCGATTCCCTCGCCCCGCGCCGCTCGTACCGGCTCGACGGCTCCGACCGTTGGGCAGGGGAAGACCCGCGACATCTCGGCCGCCGGCAGCGCGTCAGGAACCAGCCAGCCGAAACCGGCAAGCACGCTCGACATCATCAAGAACGTAGTCGGGCGCCGGGCCGCTGGCTAGCCACAGGGCTATCCAATGCCGTTTACCGCGGAAGAAATCGCAAACATCAACGCAAGCTCGCTCGAGGCGTATATCGAGAAGGGCACCGTCTTCAAGCAGAACGTGGCCAACAAGCCGATGCTGAAGGCGTTCGACGAGGCCCGAGGCTCGTTCTCGGGCGGCAACTCCTACGTCTCGCTGGGCGTCAAGTCCGGCCAGGGCGGCGGGTCGCTGGCCGGCTATTCCGGCGACGACCAGCTGACGCACTACAACTCGACGAGCAACCGTCGCGTGAAGTACGCCTGGAAGGAGCACTACATCGGCCAGGTGATCACGCACACCGAGCTGAAGGTCGACGGCATCCAGGTCGAAGACACCAGCGCGGACCAGTCGCCGAGCCCCGTCGAGGGCCGCGAGGCGCATGTGCTCGCCGGCCTGCTCGACGAGAAGAACGACGACCTGGGCGAGGACTACGCCAAGGGCCTCGACACGCTGCTGCACGGTGACGGCACGTCCGACACCAAGGCGCTCGCGGGCATCCGTTCACTGATCCTCGACAGCCCGGCTGTCGGCACGACCGGCGGCCTCAGCCGCTCGGCCAACTCGTGGTGGCGCAACCGCGCCGCGACGGCGGCCTACGCCCTCGCCGGCGGCCAGGACAAGATCACGTCCTCGACCTCGGGCGGCGGCGCTCTCCTGCAGTTCCTGCAGAAGGAGCTGCGTCTGCTCGGCAAGTACGCGCAGGGCGGCACCCGCTGGCGCTTCTTCTGCGGCAGCGATGTGTACGACGCCTTGGAGCGCGAGTTGCGCGCCAACGGCAACTACACGCAGGACGGCTTCATGCGTGAGGGTGCCGTCGACGGCGGCATGGCTGCGCTGAAGTTCAAGGGCAAGCCGATCGAGTGGGATCCCACGCTCGACGACCTGAGCCGCGGCAAGTTCATGTATATCATCGACATGCGCCGCATCCGCCTGCTCTACATGAACGGGCAGCGCATGAAGAAGCACAACCCGGCGCGGCCCTACGATCGCCTCGTCATGTATAACGGCATCTCGACGACCGCCGTGATGACTGCGCAGCAGCTCAACACGTCCGAAGTCATCGAGATCAACTAGGAAAGGGCCGACATCATGGCTTACATCCCCAACGAGGGCTACACCTTCGAGGTGACGCTCGGCACCGCCGTCGCCGATGACGGCACCGTGACTGTCGCGTACCCGTCCGGCACGAGTCAGCTCACCTTCAACGCCGGCAACTACAAGGAAGGCGCCGGCAACGTGATGTTGGACGACAACGACAAGTTGTCGGACGCCGACCCCGGCGTCAGCTTCACGTTCGGCAACTCCGACATCACCCTGACGAACCTCTCCGGTTCGTCCTGGGCCGCCGGCACGAAGATTCGCGGCTGGCTCCCGGTGTGGGCGTCGCCGCCGATCATCTTGTCGCTTCATCTCGACCTGGCGTCGATCACGGCGGCCGACGTCGTGACCGAAATCCGGCCGGGTGTGAAGGGCTACATCACGCACATGGAGTTCGTGGCCGACAAGGCGGTCTCGACCGCCTCGAAGCTCGCGACGCTCAACGCCGAGATCGACACGACCAATCTGACTGGCGGCACGATCGCCCTGACGTCCGCGACGCTGACACCCAAGGGTGCCCGCGTTGCCAGCTCACGCATCACCGGCGCCAATCGTCTGGTGCGTGAGAGCAAGCTGTCCATCGAGGCGTCTTCGGTGACGGCGTTCTCGGAAGGCACGGGCAATCTGCTCATCAAGATCCAGCCGGACATCCTGTAAACCTACGGCTCGCGCAAGCGATGTCCGCTGCGGCGGGGCTTCGGCCCCGCCGTCTCTTCTCTCCCACCCTCTGAGGCACACATGGCCAACTCCTCATTTGAAGTCGCTGACGTCCTCGTCGCCCTCGGCGGTGACATCGGCAACACCGTTCCGAAGCGCGTCACCGCAGCCGAAATCGCGCTGCTGCAGGTGATCCACGGCAACGACGCCATCACCGAGGTCAAGCTGATCGGCACCGTCGCGCGCTCCCAGCGCGCCGAGCGCAGCCGCCTCCAGGCCATCTACGGCAACGCCAAGAACAACAACGGCGAGCCGCACATCGAGAAGCTGTACCCCGGCGCCGCGGCCCGCGTCTTCGAGAAGCTGGACGAGCTGATGCTGGACGACTCGCAGTTCGCCGCGGTTCGCATCGGGCGCGGCGGGTCGGCGCGGCAGCGCGCCATGATCGCCGAGGCCGAGGCCGGTATGCGGCTGGCGGCCGACGACGGCGAGCTGATCCCGGCGCCCGAGCCGGAAGCCGGCGACGAAGACGAAGGCGGCCTGGTCGAGCTGGCGGCCGACGACGAGCCCGTCGAGCAGCCGACCACCGGCGCGCTGGGCTAGGGAGTAGAGCATGGCGCGCGGGAAGACGCTCGGCGATGTGCTGACGAGCCTGCGCGTCGAGCTGAAGATCAGCACCAACCCAGCTCACAACGTACAGGCGCGCGACCATCAGGTCCGCGTCCTGCAGCGCATCCAGGAGCAGTTGTACGACGACTATACCTGGACGCACCTGCGCGTGTTCCGCTATCTCAACGCGCAGGATGGCCAGCGCTACTACGACGTGACGGCCGCGCTCAAGGACGTCAGCGGCTCGCTGGTCGCCGGTAACGACATCTCCATCGACCGCGTCTTCGAGATGTGGGTCCGCGACGGCACTATCTGGCGCAAGCTCGAGCCCGGCATCACCGAGCAGCACTACAACGCCTACGACAGCGACAGCGATCAGCGCGCCTGGCCGCCGCAGCGTTGGCAGGTCACGGAAGGCGGCCAGATCGAAGTGTGGCCGATCCCCGATCTGACGGGCGACACGGTGGCGCGCGAGAACATCTTCCGCTTCCACGCCGTGCGCAACCTCGCGCCGTTCTCCGATGACGAGCACGTCGCCGACCTCGACGACCGGCTGCTGGCGCTCATGGCCGCCGCCGAGCTGCTGGACGGCGAGATCGGGCAGAAGAAGGCCGCACTGGCCAACAAGCGGCTGATCAAGGTGCGCGGCAACGGCCAGAAGACGCAGCGCTTCCGCATGTTCGGCGCTCCGGATCCGAAGCCCGTCCTGCGCGGCCCGCCGACCGTC